TCAAGCGTTTTTCTGCGAGATGATTTGTGCCCACTTCTTCGCATCTTGCACACGCTTCCGTTCCTCCGGCGTGTTGACGCTGATGGAATGCAGCGCCGTCTCCACCTGCTGGATGGTCGGAACTGTGTCCAAGTCCGCGCTGTGCGTCATGAGGACAACCGCGTCCCGGCGCTTCTTGTCATCGGCGGATTCTTGCACACTCTGTGCATCTGCTTTCGGGGCTGACCGCGTGGCGAGGTACTCACGCACTGTAATCAGCGCCGCCAAGTCGCGGATGTTCTGCGGATTGTTTCCCTCTTCGATTGCCTTCTCAATCTGCCCATCAATCCACGTCAGCGTAACCACGCAGCCAGCCCCTTTCCGTTATGCTTCTTTCAGCTCTTCCAGCGCCCGCCGAATCACGTCACGCTTCCCCGGCTCGATGGTGCGCATCAGTTCTTCCAACTCGTCCATCAGGCGCTTGTCCGTGCCGTCGTGGCGGCTGTACCGTCCGCGCATATCGCGTCCACGGCGGCTGTATCGCTCATCGCGGTACATACCGTCATAGCTGCCACGCGCTTCCCAGTCGCCGCCGTTATTGCTGTACCCGTCCGCTTCCAGCATCTCAATCTTGTCGATGTTTTTGATGGTGTCCGTCAGCTTGTGCACAGCTTCAAGGTCGCCAGCAGACATATCCTGCTTCTCCGCAATTTCTTGCAGTTCTTCACAGAGTTTATCTTTGAGTTCATGCAGATATTTCATTGCGTTTCTCCTTTCCTCACGCAACCCGCGTGACAATCAGGTTGGCATTCTGCACGTCGATATCCACGCCAGCGGTATTCTTGACGCTGATAGTCGTGCAGCACCCCGCCGGAACATCAACAAAGGTATCGACGCTGACGTTCTGGTACTGCGCCGCTGCCGCAGGGGTGACGATGGCGGTAGAAGCCGGAAGCACCTCTCCCGCGATTGCAAGCGCAACAGAGATAGCTCCGGCAGTGCCGCCCGTCGGAATGGCGATATTGCCGCCAAAATTGACGCGGAAACGTGCGCGGCACTGTCCGTTGGTGATGCCTCGCAGTGTCACGATGCCTGAGCCCTCACGATGGACGATGCAGCGCGTTGCGCAGACGGGCGTTGCAGTAAAAAGGACGTTGTTGCCATTGGCGACGGTTTGAGCCGCCGCCGCAGTATATTCAGCCATGATTTTCTCCTTTCAGCGGCAGGGCGCGAATCAATCAACGCCCCGCCGCTTTTTCAGTTGCCGTTATCGGCTCATCCTGCAAGGCAGGAAGCTGTCTGGAGCTTAACCAGCGCAATACTGCGCCTGATTGCAACAGAACGGATTGGCTACCGTGTACGCCGGAACAGGGCAAGGTCGAATCGTATTCACCAGATACTGGTTCTGTGCTGCCTGAGACGCGGCGAGCTGCAAGCCGAAAATCTGCTGATTCTGCGCCGCAATCTTCTCGTCCTTTGCCTCGATGCGCTGTGCCGTCAGTGCGTCAATCACCGCTCGGGCGTTAGCGTTGGCGTTGTCCAAAATGTCGCGAACGCCGCTCTGAATGGTGTTGCGAGTGTCGCAAGCCTGAGTGGCAAGGTTGTAGTTCACGCCCTGAATCGCCGTCTGCGTCTTGCAGCAGCAATCCGCCGCCTGTGCCTGCATCGCGTTAAGCTGCTGCATCAGCGCGGTTTGCTGATTGGCGCGGGAGAGTTCCGCCTGAGCGAAGCCGTTTGCCATCTGCATCTGTACGCCATTGGTGAGCTGCGCCTGTGCATAGAATCCATCACACAAGCCGTTGTTCACGTTGTCGATTTTCCGCTCGATATTGGCGAAGTCGGAGGTGAGAACGTAACCGTCCATGACGGAACCCTGTCCGCCGTTGCGATTGCCAAAGCCACCCCAGCTATTATTGCCCCACCCGCAGAAGACGAAGAGGAAGAGGATAATAATACACAACGCACCGTTTCCGCCGAACATGCCGTCGCCGTTCTGGTTGCTGTTTCTGCCGGAAAGCAGAGCCACGTCAGAAGCGGAGAGTTCCGAGGTCATACTCATTGTTTTTCTCCTTTCAGAATTTGAAGTTTATGCTAAATTGTTGCGCAACAATGATAGCCAAAGTTAAGAACCGAGGAACGATTGAAACATCTGCGCCGCCTGTTGAAGCTGATTAAGCTGGTTTTGCGAGATTTTCCCGGATGCAATCAGCTTGCGCACCTCCTGCTCCGGGTCGCCCTGAAACGTCGCCTTGAACTGCTGGAACTGCTGCATCATCTGCTGGAAATTTCCCAGCGCTCCGGGCATCTGCCCGCCGCCGAGTGCGTTAAACAGTGGGTTCATCCTGCGTTACCCCCTTTTTCTTGCGCCCTTCCAGCGCTTCAAGGCGTTTTGTCAGCGTGTTAAGTTCGTCCCGCGTCACATACTCCGGCGCGTCCTGCGCGCTGCTGGATGGCTTTACGGATGCGTTCCGCTCTATGTAGTCAAACGTCCGCATAGACGGCATTCCTGCCGCGTCCGCTGACTTGATGTAAAACGTCTGCTTCTCGCTATCCATCAGCAACACGCTCGCACCATTTGCGACAAGGTAACTTTTCGCTCCAGCTTCACCCTGCACCCAAATCAGTCCGTTGCTTGATGGCTGCGCTGGTTGCTGCATCATCGGCTGCTGTGCGGCTCGAAGCTGCGCAAGTTGGTCTGGCATTGCCGTTTGCTGCGCGTTATAATACGGAATCTGTGGATAATATTGTGGATAACCATACGCCATACATCAATCCTCCCTCTCCCAATAATACGCTGGTATTTCCGCGCCGCTATCCCATGCGTCGTACCAGTCCCCGTTTACGGCACACACAACGTGGTCGCCGATGCCGAGGACGTACACCCCGCTCGGATGCTCACGGCAGAAATCCGCGACAGTATAGCAGATTGGACAAGTATCCGGCAGGGCGTGGCGCGTGAATCCGCGCTCATGCAAGTAGCGCCCCCAGACGTGATTGGCGTTAGGCATATCACCGCAGTCATAACCCAGCGCACAAAGCGTCGCATAGGCGCTTCCCCACGTCTCGCCTGCCGCTTTGGATACTGCGCGGACAGCGCAATCACCGACGCGCAAGCCGCGCGGATTAGGGTTGTAGTGGATATACACCGCACCACCTCCTACTGATTATAGTATAGGCGATTCGGACGGTTGGAAAATGCAGACAAAACGCACACGAAGTGCGGAAAAGTTGCAAAAAAACTTGCGAAAAACCTCAAAAAGGTATTGACAAGGTATATATCTTGTGCTATAATAATAGTGTCAAGGGGCGGTACGAAATAAAAGCCCCAGACAGAAAGAGGTAATGACCATGGCAAAAGCAATTGCCACCTACAAATGCCCTGATTGCGGCGCGACCGTTGAGCGCCGCATTGACGGCTTCAATCGTCGGGACGCGGACAGCAAAAAAGAATGGGCGGAAGCTCATCCTCTCCTTTGCGCTGACTGCTACCGCAAGCAGCAGCTCAAGCAGCAGCGCGAAGCGGCGGCGGCATTGAGCCTTCCCGTTATTCACGGCGTGAGCGACAAGCAAGTCGAATACGCCACCGACCTGCGTACGAAATTTGTGGCGCAGCACGAAAAGACAGTTGCGGATGCTATCGCTACCCGCGACGACCCCGATAAGCAAGCTGCGATTGCGGCGGCAGCGGAAAAAGCAGGGATGACCATAGAGGCATTTGTCCGCCAAAACCTTGACAAGTTTCCGTATAAGTGGCTATATGCTGCCTATGTCGTATCAACCGCCACCGAGGCGAGGGACATCATCGATACGCTTGCAGCCCGCTAAGACGGGCTGCAAAGCGCGAAACGCGTTACGGCGCGTTGCGGGATACCGCAAGTATTTAAGTCAAGGAAGGAGCACGAAAATTGTGGCGCAAGAGAAGGTAATCCAAAACACAAAAGGAATCAAGATTGAATTTGACGGTCGTACATACACGACCGTCGAGAATATTCACGGCGAATACAATTATTGGTTCGGCGAACAATATGCGTGCTTGGGAGGAATCTTTTGTCTGGAGGCAAAATGCACGACGGATGACCCAAAAATCATGTGGGGGCAGGACGACGATAGCGCCGACTGGTTCACGACAAAGGCCATGTGGTCTGTCAACCCAGAAGAGCTTGACGCATGGACTGCAAAGGGCGATTGGCTAAACCACCTAACTGGCGTGCTTGTATGCAATGAACAACCCGCCTGACGCGCCACGGCGCGTCGCCCCGGCGGACAGCACAAAAATCCACAGGAGTACGTGTGACACTTGTGTAGCTATCGCGGAAGAAATCAATGAGCGGATGAGGTGGTAATGCGCATGTGGTATAGGCAGGAGTACAGCATCCCCGGGACGAAAGGGCATATAGTCCATTGGAATGGGAAGGATTACACGCTTGACGAGAACGTGACATATGCAATTGACGAGAATCGAATGCGCGAATGTGGGCAAGACCCTGAAATGTATTTTATGGTCAGCGCTCATGCCATAGCCACAAACAACGATGAGGTGAATTGGAGCTTTGACACGCTGCAAGACCTGATGGATTGGGCGGATGCTGGCGATTTGCAAAAAAATCTTGATGGCGTTATCCACTGCGACGATGATTAACAAAATGAGGTAATAAGATGATTAGCGAAAACGGTAACAAGGTTGCAAAGGATAGCTATTACATTCACAACCGCGAAACCGGCAAGCTGGAGCTGCATTTCGACAAGCCGGAATACGACGCACTGACGGACGAACAGCGGTCTGAAATCAAGAGCGCGTTCCTCTGGGGACGCCGTTCCGGGTGCTGGATCAGCCGCGCGAAAGAGCCGAATCTGTGGCGCGCGGAGTATGTGGCAAAGACGCTCAGTCTGGAGGACGGCGGCGCGGAGGGCGAGCGCCTGAGCTTTGCCGAGCAGCAGGAACGCAAGGCAGAACGCGCCGAACACCGTGCCGAACGTTTTGAAATCAAGGCGGACGCCGCCTGTGCAAAGGGCGAAGCTCTCCGAAAGCCCATCAGCGACCTACATGGCGATATTGCCTTCTTTACGCAGCCAAATATCAACACCAGAGCAGGGCGGGCGTTTACCCGTCGGCGCGACAAGATGTTCGCGGCGTTTGAGCGCGGATTTGATGAATTTAACAAATCCGAATACTACCGCCAGCGTGCGCAGTCTGCACGAAAGACGGCAGACCACCCGGAAATGCGCGACCGTGCGTTCTTGAATCGCCGAATTGAAGAATGCGAATCGAACCTGAGGAAGCTCAAAAAGAGCATCGCCGAATATGAGGCGAAACTGCCGGATGCACAAGCGGGAGTCCTTCACAACTATCGGGGCAAAACGGTATCCGTTGATGCGCTTCGAAATCAAATTGCCCTCTGGGCTGACCGCGTTGAGCAGGAACTGGACAAACTGGGCTACTATCAGGACGCAATGGACGCGCTGGGCGGCATGGTTGGAAGACGCGGATGAAAAAAATAAAACTGAGAGGAATAAAAAAGTGATAAAAAAAGATGGGAATAGAATAGTAAAGTGCATAATTGTGACGCGCGAACAGGATGCGCAGATTAAAGCAATTGGGCGGCAAATCGGGCTGAGTGATTCGGCGGTTATCCGCCTCGCAGTGTCGCAGTGGCTTGCGGAAAGAACGCAAAAAACTTGCGAAAAATCTTGAAAAGGTATTGACAAGGTATATACCTTCATGGTATAATAAATAGTGTCAAGGGGAGGTACAAAAAGAACCCCGGACAGAAAGAGGTAACGTATGGATTTTAAGGAAATCATGGAGATTGCAAATAACATGGACGTCGAAGCTACGGCGGAAAAAATTCTTGCGGAGATGGAAAAGGCAAAGGAAGATGAATGTTTGAATTTTTACGACTGGGGTCTTCGCAACGATGACCGGGAGTTCTGCGTTGGAGATAGCATCCCCAACTCGTACAATTGGTACGACGGAGAGATGAGCGATGAGGAACTTGATGGCGTCTGTGCAACGCACATTGTTATCGCAAATTCGCGTGAAAAACAGCTCAAGAATATCGCGCGGGCGTTGCGCATTAACAAGGTGTATTATAATGAGCACCTGTACCTGATGCGCTGCGATGGAGACAATAGCCATGTTGGCGAGGACGAGCAGGAGATTATCATGCGCGATGCAGAGGTCGTTGCGGTTATTAGATAATTGGCAAGGAGGGCAAATGCAAATGGATAAGACGTGTCCAATATGTGGTGGGCGCGTTCCCGACGGGCGGCGGATTTATTGCAGCGAAGGGTGCTACAAGATAAGCGAGAAACGTCGCCAGCGCGTCGGGACTGGTGCTCAAAGTGGAAATCCAGAAATGGTGCATACATTTACTTGCCCGGACTGCGGAAAAGTTGTAACCCGTCCGACAAAGTGCACACGATGTGAAGAATGTCAGGACGCAGCGAATCGGCTGCATAACGCAATTTACAGGCGAAGCGGCGCAAGAAGACCGCTTGGAAGCACGGATAAGTGCGCGCGATGCGGGAAAGATTATATTGTCTTTGGCGGAAAGCAGAAGTACTGTCCAGCATGTAAGGAAAGTGCCACTGCGGAATCAATTCGGGAACAGCGACGTGCGGCAATGGAGAAAAAGCGCAATGACGCGCTCACTGGGAATATCATTAGAGAGCGCAAGCGAGTTATTCCAAAAGAGAAGATTTGCAAGTACTGCAAAAAGACATTTTCAGGCATTGGGAATGGAGAATATTGCTCGGAAGAATGCCGCCTTGCTGCTAAAAAGGAGTATCTCAAAGAGTATGACAAGTCGCGTGCTGAACAGAAACGTGCGGCACAGAAAGCCCGCTATGAAGCGATGACTGCGGAACAACGAGAAGAAGCAAATCGCAGAGCCAGAGAAAATTATAGGAAACGCAAATCAAAGGAACATATTACAAAGCAAATATAAAGAGGACACCATGCCGGAAAAGCAAAAAGAACAGATCATTTCACAAAGCGGCGTATTGTCTATGGGCTTCACCAAGGCTATGATAGACAAGTTGCTGCCGCCGCCCGTCCTAAAACGGAATCCACATTATGCGTCCTCCGCGCCCATGAAGCTTTGGCGCGAGGATGATGTGCGTTCCGTCATGGGGACGCAGGAGTTCCAGACGATGGCGGCAAAAGCAGCCGCACGGAAAGCGGCATCCGCAAAAGCCGTCGAAACGAAGCGAAAGAACGCCGAAGCCATTGCCGATGACCTCATTGCTTCCATCCACGTTACGCGCTGGGATATGCCCGTTCTGGAAGAGGCGACGTTGAACGCAAAGCAAGAATGGTATTTGGAGCATGGCAATGTGGATATATTGTCCCCGAACACCGAGACGCTGGAACGCTGGATGGTTAATTTCGTCCGTCATAACCTTTGCGAGTATGACGACAAATTGATTGACCTTTTCGGGCTTGTCGGCAAGGAAGAGCTGTACCATCGCCTAAAAACCGAAACCCTTGCGAAAATCGCAGAGGTGTATCTAGAACTTGACGTTGAGTGCAAGCGTCAGGCGCAAGAATAGTGCACAACAAAAAAAGACCGGGACATTACGTCCCGGCTTTCTTTGTATTCCTTTTGGGTAAAATCTCGGAGTATTTCTGCGCCTCGTCGTACTTGGTTTTAAGCGTGTGTATAATATAGTCAATTTTGCGAATGCTCATATTGTACTGCATTGATTGCTTTGTTCGTGTCCACCCCTTCGCCCGCGACCTGATAATCAGTTCTTCTTCGTCCGACAAACAGGCTTCATCCACAAAAGCATCCACAACCGCTTTTGTCCATACGACTTCGCGGCTCATGTGTTACTCCTTCGGTTTATCCTTTCCCTCCGCGACTGCCGCCGCGTCCGTCATGCCCTCGCCGATGATATAGGCGATGACCGTAGCGCCCGCCATGATGATGCTGCCGACCTGTGTTGCGGTTTCATCCGCCACGCCGAACGCCATAATCAGCATGGTCACAAAGGATACAACTGCCGCCCAGAACTTGCGGCTTGTCAGCTTGCGCTTCAAATTCTCACTCATTTTGCATTTCCTCCCTTTAGGGCATTGCCCCTCAACCAATTATCAATTTCCCTGCTTGCCGCCGTCATTTCGTCGGCGTTGCCGTTGTGTAACTCATGCTCCAAAAGTGCCTGTACTCCGGCGCACGTTACCATCAGTCCGTCACGCAAGCCGCCGATGCGCTCTTCGTGCCCATCAAGGCGGCGCTTGTCTGTGTCGAGCTTGCGATTGATGTCTGACACGCTGGATGCCAGCGCGTTTGTTGGCTGCTCCTGTCTCTTGCGTTCATCCCGCGCATTTTTCCGCGCGGTGTAAAATGTGTTGTATGCTCCCAGCAGGACGAGAATCACGCCCAGCGCCAGAATCAGCTTATCGGCGGTGATGTTCTCCATCTCAACCTACCCCGCCTTCCAGTGCTGTGACGCGTTCCTCCAGCTTTTCGATGCGTTCCGCAAGCTCGTCAAGCGTGGGTGTTTCCGTTTTGGAAATACCCACATCGACAAACTCCTCCATCATGTAGCCCTGATTTGCCTCCGTCTCGACGTGAAACCAACCGCCACTATTCCCGATGACGTTGACAGAAGTGCCGATTTTGACTTTTTCCAGCACCTTTGCGGATTTGCTCGGCTCTGCGCGAAGGTTGACCGTGCTGCCGCTCGTGGCATAAACCCGCCCAACGTAGGAAACCCCGACGGTGTAAGAATCTTCCACTTGTTTTTCCTCCTTGTAATCGACTTTCTTGAGGTATCCTGCACACGTCCACGACTTGACGGGTGAAGAGACGAAGCCCGTTGCGCTGCTCTGCGCATTAAGAACCTTGCCGTCCTCACCCATCAGCCCGATGTGGTAAAAATCCCTCAAGTCGCCGTTGTAGTATTTGCCGCCCTGCTTATATCTGGATGGCAAGGCGTACCGCGAATCACCCGGATTCCGGCACTTAAAAACTGCCATTCCGGGCTTCGCGGCGGAGATTGGGACAAGCTCAACAATTTCCGTCCGCGCAATGCGGTTGCTGCCGTGATAGATGCGCTGTCCGTGCTGACGGTGTGCCCACACAAACGCGCCGGAGCAGTCAACGTTCCCCGTCTCCGATGCACCAGCCGTATACTTCCAGTGCTCGTCAAGCATCCGCTGGAAGTCGCCCAGAATGTCGGATACTGCGATTTTGGACATGATGACACCTCCTCAAACTTGGTACTAACTTGGTACTAACTTGCTACCAATTACAACTTGCGCGCAACTTAGATTATTGCCGCTTCTTCCTCATTTTCCGCTGCGTCCAGCGAATCATAGTACGCCTGCGCCAGCTTCTCAATTTCCGCGATGTCGTCCTCGACAAACAGTCCGTTGTCGAGGTGTGTGTACGCCTTGTCGAGCCAAAACGCCACATCGCGCCCCGCGGAAATCTCGCGCTTAATTGCGCGCAGCGTCAAATTATGCCGTGCCTTACTGTTGATTGCCATAAAGATACCTCCTTAATTTTGCGTCATGGATGCAACCGCATCCTCAAGATTTTTGATTACGATATTCACGTCACGCTGATACTTCATTTCTGCGCCAGCGCCATCAGTAACGCTGATGGTAGTCGTCGGGGCGTAGGTGGTCAGCGCCTTATACGCGGCGATTTCAGCGGCGGAAAGGGCGGTTTCGACGGGAGTTGCAAGCGATGTCAAAACATACACCTCTTTCGCGTCGAGGAATGCTTTGAACTCATCAAGTGTTGATGTGCCTTTTTGTGCATAGGCAAAGCCGATGAGGTTGTTTTGGTTTGCGATAGCGCCGCCGACAGCTTCCGAACCTACGGTGGTGGAAAAGTGCGTACAAAGAACATTTGTCGCAGAAGTGCCAGCGAACCAAGCAAAGTATCTATCAACCTTTTGTCCAGACGTCTGCCAGTTGAGCGACGATGTCACCTTGATTTTGGTGATTCGCTGCACATACACCCCGCGCGCCAAGTCCACCTCATCGCAGACCCACTGCTGCCCGTTCTCGTCCGTGTAGTTTCCGCCGGATGTGACCGGGATGCCCGGAAGCGCATTCGGCGTTTGCAGTGTCAGCGTCTGCGACTTGTTCGCGCCGTCCGACACCGTGACCGTTACCGTTCCGCCGTCTCCCGCGCTGACAATCGGCACGGGCGCAGTCGGGGTCGGCGTACCGTCCTGCGTGCTTTTGCCGCAGACACGCAGTCCGACAAAAGGCGCGGCGAAAGAATCCGTCGCAGTAATCGACGCGCCGGACACGCTGCCAGACAAAACGTTCGCGCGCGCGGAAAGCGTGTTAGCGGTATTTGTAACCGCGCGGATAGCGTCGCCAGCAGCTTTCGCGTCCGCCGCGCGGTTTTCCAGCGTCAGCGTCTTGTCCGTTACCAGCACCGTAGGAATCTCGCCATTCACGTCTGCGCCATAAAGCGCCAGAATCACACCAATCGTGCTTGCATCAACCATTAGTTGCCGCCTCCTAACTTAATCCATGCCCCGTTTGCGTCCTTCTGCCACATCGCCCCGAATCCGGCGGTGTACGCCAGACTGCCGATGCTTCCAGACTTCCCCGGCTCTGTGCCATTGGAGATGTCGGCGGCGTTATCCAACATCCACTCAACATAGTCCGTGTGGATAGTCTCGCCGTTATTCCTGCGGATTAGATTCCACGCCATTTTGAGCCGCCTCCTTAATTGTGATGATGATACTATCCGATTCCAGTCCGATGTTGCTGCTCGCGTCAACCGCCTGAAATGCAACAACCCGCGTTCCGCTCCCGGTAGATTGAAACTGCTTTGTGTACGTTATCGTTTCCTGCTGAACGTCATAGATTCGCTCGTTTACTGCGCCGTCCACAAGGAAACGGATTGATGCCGCGTTCTTCTGCGTCACCGTGAACGTCACGCTCTCGCCGACGGCGATTGTCGTTTTGTCCGCCTCAACGCTGATGATTTGCGGGCGCTGCTCTTCAAGCGCTGATACATCATCCTTCCACGCTGCGTATAGCTTGCTATAATTTTGTGCGGCAGTGTTTGAGCGATATGCACCCATTTGCAGCAGTTCCAGCAGTAACAATTTTTCCTCGTCCGTGATGTACTTTCCAAGGAACTGCTGCGCTGCGGATGTTGCGCTTTCTGCCGCTGCGTTTGCGCTTGCCGCTGCGTTTTTGCAGTCTTCCACCTTTGCAAGCACCGTTGTGATGTCGGGGATGACGTTTTCCGGGTCGTACACCGTCCCGGTTGCCCCTGCCGCAACACGTCCCTCAAGCCACAAGATAGCCGTCGTGTCCTCGCCGACCGTCGCCGTGACCATCAGGCGGAAACGCCCAACAACAGCATAGCAAGCGGCGGAAAGCGTCACGGATGCCACGCCGTCGCTAACCGCGCCTTGCAGCAGAATCGTCGGGTTTTCGTCCGTGCTTGCAACGCTGTCCAGCCTGATAAAGCTGCCGACAATCGTTGCGCCAGAATCCATGCTGTACGGCGCGCCGTCCTTCTCAAACGCGATTTTCAGCGTGTGGGCGTTTGCTTCGCCTTGCACGAGCGCCGCTTTGAGCGGTGTCATCCGCAACCCGGCAGACAGGTTGCAAGTGTAATTTAACTCATTCATGCGTCCTCCTTATTCCGTTCCGGCGGAAATAAGTCCACTCTTGCCGCCCAGCGCCTCGATGATGCCGCTGACGCTCTTGCCCTCCGTCGACATGGTGACTTGTACCTTCTGCGGCTCAAGCAGCACATTGTCCGCGTTGAGCGTGAGAATGCGCTCATCGTAGCAGCGCCCGAATTTAGGCATTGCAACCCGGCAGATGCTCCCCAGCCGGAAATGGTCGTAGGGCAATCCTGTTATGGCGGAAAGCTCTACGAGGGAAACGTCAATGGAAATTGGCGGGGTTTTCTTTTTCGCCAGTTCCTTCTTTGCGTTTTCAAGCAGCGTCTCCTTGTCCGTGATGCTGTTATCCGAGTATTTGCCACACACGATGCCCCACTCGTCGATGGTGTCCGCGTCGATGTAGTCCTTGCCATCGTTTACCGTGCCAACGGTGATGCCGTTTTTGCCGTACGCGTACATACGGGTCACAAGGTCGTCGCGGTCGGTGCTGACGGTTGCGCTGGTTAGCGCGCCGTTAAAACGCGCTTCGCACGAGACTGTATTTGGCATATTAACGAGGTTGAGCGTCCACGGATGGGTGGAAAAGTCGTACTGCCACATCATTTCAGCGGGCGACAAGTTCTTGACGTTGTTGATTGCTGTCCAGATGTTCGTTCCTGCGTCGAAATCGTATGTGAGATGCTGCGATAGCTCGCACGTCCCCATCTGCCACCGTGTTTCCGGCTGGTAGGTGAGAAGCTGCGCCAGAACGTCAACCGCGTCAACGGATGCGCTGCCGATTTTTAGCTGCTCCGGGAGAAGTCCGTCCATCAGCGTGGAAATAGCGTGGTCGAGGTTGACTTCCTGTGTTGCGTAATTTCTGTATGTCTGCGTGTCCGAGCGCAAGCGGAAGATGCCGACGCTGCCGCCGATGTGGTACAGCTCCACAAACTGCGTTGCGTCCATCCATGTACCGTCTACGAGCGTCATGCTTGCGGTGGAAATATCGTCGATTGTTAGCGACAAAGACAGTGAAGAGGGGCGCAAGCGCTTGATTTCTCGCAGATTTTTGTCCAGCAGACGCGGCAAGCGGACGTTGTTGGTGTACGCCTTGCTTGCGTCCGGGTCGGGGATGATGCCGGAAACGTAGTCGATTGTGAGGTAGATATCGCTAACGTCTACGTTAAAAGTCCGCTCCTTTGTATCCATGTAAACTCTATCCCAAAGCTGGAAAGATAGCGTTACAGTAAGCGACGCAGTGCTTGCGCCATCAGGAAGCGTCACCGTTGCAAATCCGGCTTCGTCAACGTGGATGTCGTTCACGTCCTGTTTCCGCTGATTTCCCCAAGAGTCGCGCTTGAAGTCTGCGTGCACTCGTGCGGATGTAATCACTGCATCAGCCGGGAGCACAACCGGGAACGTGACCTTCGCTCTCCCTATTGTTGGATATCCTTTCTCCATTTTCCAACCGTTTGGGTCGTCTTTATCGTAATTGACAACAAGGAAACACTTTGTTTTTGACGTTAGTGTTACTTCCTGCGGTGTGCCGTATGCTTTGTAGTTAATATTTCCGCCCCCTTGCCGTAACCGTTAGCGACAAAAGCCCGTCGCCGCTGAACGACACCTTATTGATTCCGGGTTTTAGCGTGATTTCGTCGGCGGACTGCCCGTTTCGGTTTCCCATTGCGGATTGCCCTGCCGCCGTGATTTGCTGGATGCCGTTGTCGTCGTGTACTATGCGGATTTCCTCGCCAGTTTTCACGCTGATATTCGTCAGCACGATTTTTTCGCTTCCGCAACTGATTGCAACGTTTGTCAGCGGGTCGATTGCCACAAAAACCGCTTCAAGCGGACAAGGCATTTCCCCGCGGTTGAAAACCGTCAGGATGCCACTTTTGCTTGCTTCAACTGTTTCCATTTTGGAAACAGTTGCTTCCTCCCACCACGGGCGCTGGTATGCCGTCAGCTTGATTCCCAGCGTATCCGTCCATTTGAGCGCGGAAACACTCGCTGCCTCGATGCTGTCGATGTATAATCGCTGTTCCGGGCGGTATGACGTGCGCAGGTACTGTCCACCGCTGCCCCAGCGCATGATTTTACCGAGGACAAGCTGCCTGTGAATGGTGTTTACTTCGTGGATTTCCACGGCGATTGTTACCGTGATGGACTGCCGAAGCTGCCCGGTGAGGTACATCCCCCCGCCGGGGCGTGCTTCGGTTGTCACTGCTTCCTTCGGCGCGTCCTCCGAAATGTCGATGATGATGATGGACGGGTCGAGGTCTTCCAGCGCTTCCTCCCCCATCCACGCGCGGTATCGTGTTACCATTTATCGCGCCACCTCCATCAGATTTCCACGGATGCCCCTGCCGATTGTCTTGTTGACGATAGGCGCGATGACGGTTGCAACGGATGTCCCGTCAACGGAGAAATTATTAACAACCGTAACAGGTTGCTGCAAGTACGCCGCAAGGTCTTGCGGATTTGAAATCGTGACTTCCTGCGTCGTTTGGCTCTGCTGCGTCGTCATTTTGAATGTCTCAACCATGCTGTTAATCGTATCTTGCATTACGCGGCTATTATCGAGCATTGTGCGTGTCCGGTACTCGTCGAATGTCTCGAAATGCGAACCCTCTTGTTTATTCGTTTTCGGCACCGCAAAGATGTTTGTTTTTTCATTTGAGACAGGTTCGTAGGATTCGGCGTTTTTGAACTCATCCGTCGAAATGATAGGAGACAAGTCAGACCACGTTTTAGGCAATGCGTTGTCTCTTGCTTCCTTCGCTGCTCTTGCCGCCTCTTCCTCTTCTCGCTGACGCTGGTTTTCCTCCATGCGCTGTTCCAAAATGCCAACGATGTCGTTCATTTCCTGCGTCTTCATCTCGACAAGCCGATTCCACCGCTGCGCGCGGGCTTTGATGTCGTCGGGCATTAGCCCATCTTCAATCATGTCCGCATAGCCGCTTCGAGACCTCGCCTCTATCGCATGAAGCGCTTTTGCTTGCTCTTTGCTAAAAGCGTTTTTGTCATTTGCAACGTCGTCGAACATGTCTGCATATCCTTCACGCGCACCGCCAAAGTCATGAACCCACGGTTTTTTCTCGAAGTCGTTTTTGATTTTGACGAATCCATACTTTTCAAGCAATTCGTTGATGCCCGGAAGTTCTTCTTCAAGCGCTTTCTTCAGGTCGTCGATGCCCGCCAAAAATGCGTTCTTGTTTTCCGCCATGTATGCCGCGATTGCGTCCTTTTGCTCAAACGCTTCGAGCGACTTTTGTACGGTTTTCAGCATCGCCTGATACGTCTCATCGTCCGCCAGCGCCAGCCGCGTTTTGGTTTCCGCCATCGCGTTTTCTTCGTCGCGGGCGCGCTGGTAGTCTGCATTTAGCTGCTTGATTTCTTCCGGCGTCAGGTTCAGCAGGCGCGAAAGGTACGCATCGTTGTCGCGAGAGTATGTAGTAAGCCCTGACAAGATGCCAACGTCAACTCCTGCCGCTTCGGCTTGCTGCAAAGCATCGTTGTAGGCGTGTAGCGCATCCGCATTCGTGCCGTACCAACTAAGCACGTTTTCCTTGCTGTAATCGGTATCGAGGAGCTTCTTCATTTCCTCCTGCGTGTGCGTTACCATGTAGCCCATGCCAGACGCAACGCCCTTGTAGGCTTCCTGCGCCTTTTTCAGCGTGTCCGCGCGGTAGGTATCCACGTCTTTCATCGCGGTTTTAAGGTCTTCGAGGGCTTTCTTCTCGTCCTCGATGGCTCCGTTGAATTTTACCTGTTCTTCGGCTTCCGGGTGTGCACGTTTGTACGCCTCCCATTCCGCTGTTGCCCTTGCAAGCGCGGTCTGATTCTCGCTCAGTTTATCGTTAGTTTCTTCGATTTGCCTGTTAACATCTTCCAATTCTCCGGTGGCGGAGCTGCTATCGAATGTTTGCAAGCTCATTGCTTCTGTGAGCTTGCTCCACGCCGCAGCTTGCATGTCTCCGAAATCGAAGAGATTTATGGAAGAATCTCCAACCCCGCGAATCGCCCTGTCGACTTCATCATATTGCGATGCAAAAAATTCGTCAAATGTGTTGGCAAACGTATAGTTGGCATTTGTTCCAGCCATTGTGCGGACAAAGGACTGATATGCACTTTCTACCACATCATGATATGCGGCTTTTACTTCTTCGGCATTAGACCCCGCAATTAGCGAGTTTAGATAATCTCTGCGTGCATATAGGGATTCGAGCTGTTTTTCCGTTTCATCAACTGCTGCTTGTGCATCGGTAACGGCGGTATCATGTGCACCATACAGCGACACGCCATTCACGGTATCCACATACTGTTTAATTTTTTCCGTGTTGCCCTTAATGGCGTCAGAGGTTAAATCAACGTATTGCGAAAGTCCCGGCATGACGTTTTTAAGGTTTTCGAGGGCTTCCTGCCACGCTTTCGTTGCCTTTACCGCTTCGCCGCTCTCCTGCTCCATGCTGCGCATGGAATTAACGATTGTGAGCGACTGCGCATAGGTCGCCTTTGCGTCGTATATTGCGTCGTCCCGCTCTTGCATGATTTTTTCGGCTGTCGTGTACTGGTACGATTTATCCGACAGCACGTTGTTGAGCAGCGAAATCGCGGGCGTTACAACGCCCAGCAGGCCCTTGCCGAACTCCGTCTTGATGCGGTCGAGGTTCGTTTGCAGCTTGCGCATCTCGTTGGAAAAGCTGTCCCCGGTTCGCGCAAAGTCGCCCTGAGCGTCCTTCGTGGCTTCCAGCAGATACTGATAGCGCAACGTCGCTTGTTCTGCCTGCGACATCTTATCAAACGCCTTGTTCATGCCCTTTTCGAGGGCAAAGGCGTTCAGGTTTGCGACGGACATATTGATGCCGAGCGCCTTCAACGGTTCGGTTTCCCCGGAGATGCCGGAGCGGATTTTCTCAAATGCCGTGTCGTGGTCGAGGTTATAGAACGACGCCATATCTGCCGCCAGCCCCGCCATATCCATAGACATTTGGAGAACTTGGTCATCCGCGATGCCCATCGACTTAAGCATAGCGCCCAGCGTAGACGAATACTGTTTCGCCTTGGTTTCCGTGATGCCGTAAGCGTTCAGCGCCTCCTGCGCCCACTTGTTGATGGTGGACGCGGAATCCTCAAACGTCACATCAACAACGTTCTGCGTCTCCACAAGGTCGGACGCAAGTCCGATTGATTCGCTAATTGAACCCGTGACGCCGTCGATAATGCTATTGATGCCATTCACTGCCATGTTAGCAAGGAACTGCCCGCTTGCAATATCGCCAATCACATCGAGGCGGCTCAAAAATCCGCTAAGCACACCGCCGCCCGAATCGCCAGAACCACCGCCGTCTGCGGCTTGCTGCAAAGACTGGATTTGCTGCTGCAAACGCTGGATTTCCTCCGCCGCTTGCGTGGACTGCTGCTGCGCTTGCTGCAATTCCGTCCGAAAACGTCCACCGTCAAACGTCGGATGAATAGCAAGGCTGTTGAGTTCCTGCTGAAACTGCTGCATTTCCTGCCGGATTTTATTCAGCTCTTGCGTGTAGCCGCTTGTATCAATCTTAAAACTTGCGTACAACTCAAATGCTTCTGCCATCTTCTGCACCTCCCCTCGCCATTAGTCCGTTTATAATATCGTCGCAGATTTCCTCTGCTGTTTTTTGCTTTGTTTCGTGCTTTTCTTCGCCGAAAACGTCGCTGTATGAAGGGATTTCAAGATTCGCGCCGCCGAACGACGAAATAGCAAGCACCGTCATCCACGCCATATTAGCCATGTAGCAACGTTTTGCTTCCTCCTGCGTTTCGTGCGCCAGAAGCACCCCCAGCGCGTGAACGTTTTGCGGGCGGTATTTGTACAGTACTGGGATTACATGATGCACCCCAGACGAAGCGCAAAGGTAAAAAAAGCAAACAGCGAATCGAGCGTGTCCTTGTCCATCATGGCGGCGGTTTCCGTGAAGTCCATTTCTGCGACTTCCTCCGCCGTCTTGCCGTGCATCGCGCCGAGAATGCCCATCGTTTCCTTGGGGTGCTTGGCGTACAAAATCGGCAGCATCTTCATCAGAATGTCGCGCCCGACAACGTCGCCCTTGCTCTTTTCTTCCACGAAGGCTTTCATTTCCTTGCTATTTACCAGCTTGTCGATGTACGGAATGGCGTTCGCCATCTGCTCAAATGCGGTTGCGGTATTCATGCGTTTTCCTCCTCGAAATTTACGAAAGTGCGGCAGGGCGCGAACCCTGCCGCGTGTTATTAGGCGGCGGGGTCGAAGAAAATAACCTCGCAGGGTGCATATCCGTCGGTTTCCAGCCCATCCTGATGCGCGGTAAACTCCACCGGAATAGTGCCCTCGCCCTTGTCCGTCCAAGTCAGCGTTGCGCCCGCCGTGTTCAGCGCGTTTTTGATGGCAATCAGCACATAGCCCTTCGAGGTGTCGCCCACCCAGACAAGACTCTCAATGTAGTCCGCGTCCTTAATGTCGGTGCGAATCTTGATGGTGTGCTTCTTCTCCGCGTCCGTTACGTCGGCAGTGCCAAAAGACCGCTTAAGGTTGGTGGCATTGATTTCAAGCAGGGTAGTCGTCAGCTTGATAGTCCAGCCATCGTTGACGCTGCTGCCTTTCCATTCCTCGCGCTTGCCGTCCGCCTCGATGCTGCGCGTGTTGGGCGTGCAGACGAACGTGCCGCCGCCGCGCGTTGCGCCAATCAGCGCAGAGCCGCTTGTCTTTTCGCGCTCCGTTTTCAGCAGCGCGCCAAGCGTCGCCGCGTCTGTGGCGGTGGAATAATCGAAATTAGCAAGAAACATCCCGGCATTGAGTTGCAGATTCTCAAATGTGCTTGCCCGAAGCCCAGTCGTCATTTTTTTACCTCCTGTTAGGTGTAATAAGTCACGATTTCGTAGTAAATCCGCCCATAGCAGACGCTTTTGAGCGTCGTATCTACTTCAAGGCGGAAAAAGTTGCTATTGTTGCGGTATAGCGTGATAAAGCCATCGTCGCAATAAATCGCTGTTCCCTCCGGCGGAATAGCGCGGCGAACCTCGTCAAGGATTGCTGCGCGCTGCAAGTTGACGTTGCTGCCGTTTTCCGCCTGACAGCACAGCGTGCAAATCATTGTAGATTTTCCGAATGTGTCTCCCTCTTGCACCTGAAACGCAAAATAGGGAAAAGACGCTTCCTCCGGCACTGCGTCCTCGATGTATGCAGGGATGGGCTTGCCCTCGTAGGTGAAGCTGCTCCAAAACTTGTATAGTTTCCGCTGCAAGTCAATCACGCAGTCACCACCTCCGCGTCCGCCTCTCGGAAGTGCATATCGCTCTGCTTGGGCGTTGTCATGTCCCGCGCATCGGACGTGATGCGGAAAACCTTGCCGTCGGACAGGCGCTTTACTCGGTCATTTGGCGCAAGCTCTAGCAAATCAGAAAAGACGATTGTGAAAATCTCGCGGATGCCGTTTTGATACGCGATTTTCGCCTCCGTGGTGCTTTCGCGGACAAAACAAGCCTTGATAGACGCTCCATCTGTCCACGACACAGTCACGCCGCCCATGCCGTCGGATTCCGTGCGTTTGTCAACAATGCAAGCATCCTCGCCAAAGTCAATCCACGCCATCAGCCCACCTCCGTATACATGTGCCTATACGGTCGCAGTTTGTCCGCAAATGCCGCTTGCCACGTTACAACGCCGTTGCTGCCAGTAGCGCGCGAATAGCTGTAATGCCCGAACGATTCGCTTGTATAAGCCCCCGTCGGGTTTTTTGTTTCGTACTCCGCGCACTGTTTTGCAATCTCGATAAACGGGCGCGGCGGGTACAGAAACCACAACGTGCCGTCGAAAGTTTCCTCCCCGGCCGCGTCCTCCATTGCGCCAGAAACAAGGCTGTGAACGCCGTCGTTCCGCGCGCTGCCGCTGATGTACACATAGGGCGAACCTACGTCAGGGACGATTTTCCCGCCCAAGATGCGAATCTCTCCCGTGTACTTGCAGCGCTCGAAAAAGTTGTTACACTCGCGCATTGCCATTTCCAGCGTCACAGCCATGTTTCCACCTCCATTAAGTCGCTGCCGTCACCGTTGCGCTGCCGGAGCGAATCACGCGGTAGTCGCTGGTGCATTCCGCAACCGTCACCTTCTGCCCCGTCGCAATCGCAAGGTCAGATGTGCCGTCCCAGTTGCTCCAAGTGCGGACATTCTGCCCGTAGGTCGCAGTCGGCGCGGTCGTACCAGCCTTCACCTTGTACAGATTCGAGCTGGATTCCTTCGCGGGGCTGACCGTCAGCTTCGTGTTGCCCTTGCCAGTGCCGGCGGCAGAGGAAACCGTCAACTGACCCGTTGCCGCGTCCGTGATAGTCGCAATCCAGATGCTCTGCGGATTGAAGATAACCGGCATGAACAAGCCGGATGCCCGCGTCCACAGAACAACGGGATCATTCTCAACCCACTGCGACACCATAACATAGCGGTGCTGACCGGACTGGTTGACGTTGAGACCCGTGTTTGCGGTGTTGACCGTCTCTTCGGGGGTCTGTCCCCACAAGCCCGCGCCGATGCGCGTCATGGCGCTGCCCGTGCCGATGAACGTCATCTTGTCCTGCGGGAAATAGCGCTTGGTCGTGCGAATCGGTCGCCCGTCCGCACCGATGCCGCCATCAATGGCGTACTGCAAATCGTTAGTGATAACGCGGTTGATGCCGTACTCCGTGGAGAAGAACGTATTCAGCGCGGCGTTACTTACATACGCGCCCTCGCTCAACGTGCCGTTGATGCGCTTCTGGACTGCGCTGTTCGCGCGAATCTTGTTGATAACCTTGCGGCTCGTTACGATGGTGTCCAGCGTCGTGCCAGCGTCCAGCGCGGTGTCCACCACGAACTGAATCTGTGCAGGGATGTCCGCGTCCTCGCTGAAATCGAACGTGAATTCCGTCTGTTCCGGCTTCACGCCGTAGTCGATGGTCAGGTCGAGATTGTTTTCCTTGATGGTCATTTTGCCAGTCGCCAGAACCTCGTTCTTCGCAACTTTGGTGCGCGTCACAACTTGGTCGGCAAGCATGATGCCGTCACGGATAACGTAGTCGTACATAGCATCATTCTGCACGCCGGAACGCAGCAGTGCACGCATACGCTCGGACTGGTTAATCTTTACTTTAATCAGTCCCTTCTCGATGCTGTGCGTGTCAACGGGAATACGGGTGGCGATGTTTGTCCGGCTATCGAAGCTGTGGAAGTCAGCCACCACGGGAAGCTGGTACTGGTTGGCAATCTCCTGCCACTTTGCTACAAGGTTTTCGCTGTACTGGTCGGGAAACAGCGCGTCAACCGGGTCGTTCGGGCGAGTGACGTTGAAGCCGACGTCCAGCCACTCCTCCTTGGGAATCAGACCGAAAATATTGTTTTCAAAAGACGGAATCTGCATAGTATTCTCCTTTCGTTAGTACGGGCGCACCGTCGCGGCTTCGGCGGCGATGAAGTAGAAGCCCTTTGCCGTCAGCGCACTCTTGGCGGTGCTGTTGATTGCGGCGGGGAGACGGCTCTCGTAAACCGTGCCGCGCGTCACGACGCTGCCGGGCATGTCGCCGCTGGTAACGTCCACGTCCTCGTACACGATGCCGACGGCAGTGCCGTCGTTCGCGGGGTAAACAGTCCCCATCTTGACGTACTTCGCGCCGTTTTCGGCGGTGGTAGCGTCCGACTGCTTAATCTGCTTGGTTTCGCGGATTGCGTCTTCCGCGTTTTCGAGGAAATAACCGGGCTGGTAAACAGTCCCGGTCGCCTTGCTGGTAAAACTCATTTGTTCGCTCCTTCCGGCGCAACTGCGCCATACATATCTTGCGCGTACTTCGCCGCCAGTGCTGCGGCGCGTCCGCTGCCGTGCGTGGCATTGCCGCCGCTCGGCGGGGTTGTGGTAGGTGTACCCTGCTGCTGCTGCGTGGAGAAAAGGTCGCCGTACTCGCCCTTGAGCGCGTCAATCAGCTTGTCGCCATCCTTGATTGCGCCCTTGTCGTCGAGTTCGATGCCGTCCAGTCCGCGCTTTGCCATCACGAGGTCTGCAAGTTTCTCCTGCATCCCCTTGCTGGTCAGCAGCTTTCTTGCGGCGGTTGTCAGCGTCGCAGTTTTCTTTTCCGTTTCCACCTGCTGCTTGTAAGCGTCGAACGCCTCCTGAATCTTCTGCGCGTCGCCGCCGCTCTTCTTCGCGTCGGCAAGCTGCTGTTTGAGCGTGTCGCGCTCCGTGGTCAGCGCTGCAATCTGCTGCGCCTGTTCCGCGTACTTGTCACGCTCCGCCTTGATGTCGTTGATTGCGTCACTGTGGGCTTCCACGATTGCGTCAATCGCTTCATCAGGCACATTCAGGGCTTTCAGGTTTTTTCGGGTGAGGATGTTCATGATTCAGTCTCCTTTGCTTCGGGGCGCGGTGCTTTGCGCCTTTGATTGTTTGCGGCTAAGCGGTGCTTTGCTTTTCCGCGTATATGCAAACAGCGCACGGCGGTGCTTTGCCATGCGCTGATGTTGCTGTAATTAGTCCATATTTTGCTTGATTACGTCCGCCATGATGTCCACAAGGCGTTCCGCGTTTGCGGAATCTGCGAACGTGTCCGTCATGAACGGTCTGCCGGGGGTGTATCCTCCCGGCATGACGCGGAACTCGCCTTTGTCGCCCAACTTGGGAAAGAAAACGGCGTGTCCCGCGTGTCCATCGTGTACATAATGCGCGTACTCAACGTTTGTGCCGATTGTCACGCTGTTGTTATCGGGGTCGATGTCGGCGGTGATGCTTCTCGCAAGGTTGCCAGTGTCGTACACCTTATGCTCATAGCCAGTAACCATCTTCTCGCGTACCATGCCGACGGATTCTTGCGCAACCGCCAAAAGCCCGACAAACATTGCCTGTTCCAGCTTCTGATTGATTTCCGGCGTGTGGTCTACGAACCCGCTCATTTCTTTTCCCTCTTTCGGATGTTGCCGTCTGCGTCCACATACTCGGTGGACAGGATGACTTTCGGCATAATCATGCAGTAGCAATTGATTGTTTCCGCTGCGCTGCCGTTCGGGTCGCCCGGAAAGCGGATGTTGCTGTTCGGGAAACACTCGCCCTGCTTTGCCATCTTGCCATGTCGCGCCATATGCGCTTCACGGCTATTCTGGAAACGGCAGAACCACTTGTTGTAAACCGTTACGCCTTGGTCTGCGGCTTCTTGCGACGCGGCGTAACTCGCTTGACTTTGTGACCGCGTCCGCTCTGTCTGCGCTACTCTCCGCGCTTGCCACTCGCTCTGTCCTGTGATGTCGCTGATGCGGTTCATCAGTTTCTTCCTATCTTCTCCAAGCGTGGATGACAGCGCCAGCGCGTTTTGCAGTTTGTGGCGAATCTCGGTGTTTTGTCCCAGATTCTTGTACGCCAGCTTTGTAAATGCTGTTTCATGCGCGGCGAAAATCGCCTTGATTTCTCGCTTGTTGGGCTGCGCGAACGACACCTTTACACCCGCGCGGTCTGCCTGCGCCTCGATGACGGTTTGCGCCTCGCCTAAGCTGTCGGCGTACACGTCGCCCATCGTGTTCCGGATGTCGGCGGTTGCCCGGTTTCCTGCCTTGCAGATTTCCTCCATGATGACTTCTTCCACCCGGTATTGGCGGATGAGTTCGCGGAGAAAACCAGCTTTCCACCTCTCTACCTTTTCGGGCGTGTCGTAGTATGCGGGCGGCTTTATCTTGCCTTCGTCCACTTGCTGCTTTTTCCGCAAGAAGTCTTTCAGGCGCTCCGTGGCGATGTCAAGCGCCTCTTGGTACATCGACTTTATGCGCATTTGCAGTGCGGCTTCGCGCAAATCGTTGCGCTCCACGTCCGTCACGGCTTGCCCGTCTCCCCAGTGTCAAAAAATGCAATCAGGATGCGCAAGACAAGTCGAACCGCTACCATCCACCAGCCGATGCACAAAAGCCAGCCCGGAACGACGACGTTATTCGCCGCCAGCACTTGCAGAATCACCATCAGATACAGCATCTTCTTCCTCCTCGCCTGTCTTCTGCATTGCCTGTTGCGCCATGCGGATGCCAAGAAGCGATTCTTCCTCCCCACGCTTCATGATGTCGTCGATTTCCTCTGACAGAATCATCGGGTTGAGTTTCAGACGCGTCTCCTTGTCCAAATCCCCCTGCGCAGTGTAGATGTTCTGGATGATTTCGCTTTCGTTGGCAATCGTCTGCCGCTTGAAGCGGATTGTCTCCGTCTCGATGCCCAGAATCCGCAGTAACTTCTGCACGAACTCAAAGCACTGCCATTCGTAGGCGTTAGCCTTCAAATCCAGATTCGCCATGCTTGCTCGGATTGCAACGTTCGTCAGGCTGCCGCCCGTCAGCTCCGACACATCCAGCGCCATATAATCGCGGTATAGCTGCCGTTCCAGCAGTTCCAGCGCGGTTTGACGCGCGGCATACGGCACTTCAAACGTCTCCGGCGTTACTGTGCTGGATGACGTGCCGTCGGAAATGTTTGCGATTGCTTTCAGTCTGTGAATCTGTTCCAGCATCAGCGCAACCTCGTCGAAGTTGCCCCCGAAATTATTCAGCACCCAGTAAACATCGTTCGCCTTTTCCAGATTGTTTCCAAAGTCGGAAAGAACGATGTCGTACAAGTCGATTTTGGAACGGATGGCAAGAGTCAGTTCCGTCTGCTTCTTGTCGTTCGCGTACAGCGGCACAATAGGCAATGCGCTATAATTCTCCTCGGACACAAGGCGCTCGCCTGTGATGTCCCTCGCGTATGTGCGTTTATAAGCGCGTTTCTCCTGCGCAACCTCCAAATCAGAGGCATTTTCGCGCGTCTTGTACACCGTCACGCCGTCCGGCTCGAACACACGCGCCATCAGCGGCTTGTCGTCGCCAATCTGCCAGAACTGCACCCCAACCATCGGTTCGCCCGTCAGTTCGTCCAGCAGCGCCACGAATCCGCTGTTTTTATCCGTGTACGCTCGCAGTATCTCAACGTGGTCGAGATTCCAGTAGCCCCAACACACGCCGTGTACCAGCGCATACAGTCCGATTTTCGCAAGCGTTGTGTCGAACCCGGTTCCCAGCTTGCCCTTCATCGCGTCGTTTTCCAGCTCCACGCCGTTACCCAGCAGATAATTAGCCTGCTGCATTGTAAAGCGGCGGAAAAAGTCGCTGTAAATACGCTGTCCGGGGACTGCGACGGAAGCAGTCCCCTTCTTCTTGACTGTTTTCCCGTCGGCGGTTTTTTGCTCTGATTCTGATGTGGTTGCTCGCAGCACGACTTTCGCGGAAACTGTATCGTTCTGCGCCTCATAGTATCGTTGCGCGATTCCAGCCTTGTCGAAGTCCTCGCTGTGTTTGTATGCACCAATAACCGCCAACGTTGCCTTTGCTTTGTCCGGCTCGTTCTGCCAGTCCTGCCATGTAAATTTGGTAAACATATGTATCACCCCCCAACATACAAACTCGCGCCGCTCCTGTCGAGAATCCGGCAGCAGCACGCGGCGCTGTCCGGCGCGTCGTCGTGTTCCGCGTCCTCGGTGTAGTCCATAATCTGCGCGATATAGTCCCTATCTGTGCCTTCCAAAAACACGATATTCTCCCACCACTTTTTGAGGTATGTGCTGATTTTTAGGTACTTGTTCATTTTTTCCGGGTATGCGCGTACTGCCATGTTTCGGCGGCGCAATTCCCGCGCCAAGTATCCCTTGTCGCCGTTTGTTTCGCAGTAAATCGGGGCGCACATTAGGCGCTCCGTCTCCGATTGCAGCGCGTCCATCAGCGTATCAACGTGCTTGCGCCACAAACGCCCGTACAAGTACAGCGTGTCACCGTCCCTCTTGGCGCACGTCAGCGCGGTGTAGTCCTCGCCGCCATAGGCAGCATCAACGTGCGCGATTCCGTCCCGCAGCTTTTCCGCTTCCGGCGTGAACGTCGGCGGCGTGTCGAACAGCGCGTTTTCGGCGGCGATGTGGCGCAACTCGTAGTTCGCGGCAAACAGCGACGGGGACATGGATTTCCGCAGTTCTTCCAGTTTCTCCGGCGCAATCAACCCGGTTGAATAGCAATCGTGCTTTTCCGGCGGCGCAACCAGCGTGAACGCGTCCTCGATGTGCCACGGTGTGCCGATGAAGACAATGCGACCGTCTCGCGTGACGATGTTCCGCAGCTCCTGGATAACTCCCTTTGTGCGCTCTCGTTCTGCGCGGCTGATGCGGTCGTTGAGGTTTACCACGTCGTCGCAAACAATCAAATCCGCGTGCTTGCCCGTCATGGACGACCCGCAGCCGATGCCGATTAGCTGGTCAGCGCCGCGCGGCGAATCGTACACGCTCACCGTCATGCAGTTTCCGCCTGATTTCAGCAGCGCCACGTCCTGCTGCATGAGGATTTGCGCCATGTAACAAAAAGCCTCGTTCGCGAATACCTTTTTCGCTTGCGCAATGCTCTCCACAACGTCGCTGTCTGTTTTTCGCATGAAAATCGCGTTTTTCCCGTGATTTAGAACGCACCACATTGCCAAAGCGACGGAAAGGCAGGAGGACTTGTAGGATAGACGGTGTGCTTGGAGCGTGTAATCGTCCGCTCCGTAGATGATGTGCTGCATCCAGCGTCCGTGCAGTTCGTCTGTTAAGTCACGGAATCCGCACATTCTTCCGACGGCGGCGGGATGGTATCGCCAGATGTTCCACACTTCATCCCGCGTCAGCGTCGTCATTTTACTTCTCCCCGCGTATCTTTCAGCAGCTTGTCGATGTCTGCTTTCGCGTCCTCGGACAACTGCGGCGTTTTGATGTTGACGATGTCACCGGGGTCTTCCCCGATAATCCGCATGATATACTGAAAAGCGGGTAAATTCCCGTCTGCTGCCATTTTGACGGTGCGTTTCACAAGTGCTTCTCGCAACGTCCCGCCATTTTGCAACGGCTCGTCAAGCAGATTGAGCATCAGCTCCTTGACGGTAAAATTTGCTTTGCGCGCCTGCGTTGCTTTTTCGTGCGCTTTCCTCGCGTCACTCGTCGCCCCGTCCTTCCCGCTCCCGAACCTTTTCCCCTTTTGCAGGTTTGCAAGGCTATTAGGATGAGTTCCTCTCGGCATTCATGTCACCTCTTGGGCTGCCTGCGGATTTCGCCTGTCTGCCGGTTGATGGTGTATGCTACTCGGCGCTGGTATGCGCCAGATGATTTCTTCGCCAGCGCAGAACCGTTTCTTAGCGCTCGCCCCGAACCGCTTGCCATGCTTTATTCCCCCTTACGATTTTTGGTTTCGTGTAGTTGATTGTTTTGTACTTGTCAATGAGGTTGTCGAACGCTTCCCGGTAGAAGTTGAACAGCTCCGCGTTCTCCTCGAAGTCGAATTGTTCCAGGCAAGACGCGCTCCGCAAATTCGCGCTCCCCGTCAGCACATAATGATTCCCCTTGTGCGTTTCCATCAGCAGGATTTTCATGTGTGTGTTGGTGAACGCCACTTGCAATTTGTTGTCTATGTCCAATTCCTCATACAAGTACGGAATTAAATCCGTTTTGTAGTGGCTGTAGAAGTATCCGGATAGCATCAGATTGATTTTCTCCACGTTGCGGAAAAGCAGCAGGTTTTTGAAGCTGTCCACGTTGTTTTCCGACAGTGACAACGTTGAGCAGTAGATTGTTTTGAGGTCGATGCCGCGATACATCACAAGCGCTTCCGGCAAGTCGCCAAAAATGAAATTGCCCGGAACGATGCAAGTAGTTCGTGCGTTGCGTTCCAGACAAATTTTTGCGGCAAGGTCGCGTGCGTACTGAAAATCTGCCTTGTTGTAGATTGCCGACTTTGCCATCTTTGGCTTTATGATGCGCGTCTGCTCTTCCTCGTCTACGATGGAGAAGTCAGCGACGGAGAAGTCTATATCGTCGTCAAGTTCGATTGTGTCCGGGAAGTGGATTTCCGGGATGTCGAGGTTAAAGTCGTCGCTCATTTTTTCGCAACCCACCCGCAAAAATTCAGGTGTCGCCAAAACATCTGAATATTTGTAAATCCAGCGCCTCTCAAAAGCTCTTCATTCCATTCAGGTTTCAGGTTCACGAGAACGCCTCTTAAACTTCTGCGTTTTTCGATAATTTGTGTATCGGAATATCCATTCGCACGTTTTTGTGCATAGTAGCAGTCCGTCAGCAAATCGTCCATTTCCGCATCTTCTCCTTGTACTTTTTCAACAAGGATGATTGCTCCGCCTTTTTCCGTGTGATTGTAAATTTTTTTCAGTAACTGCTGACGTTCCTCGATTGGTACGAACTGCAATGACAAAACCAAAAGCGTCAAGTCAGCAATTGTTTGTGGATATTGCTTGGTAATATCGCAACAATACGTCTGCATTGCTCCACAGCTAATCCAGCCAGAATATTCCTTGTTCACTGCTTCAATCATAGCCTCACTATTATCAACAAGGAAACTCCGAATACGCGCTCCGTATTTCTGCAAAAACGGATAAATAGATAATCCGTTTGAACATCCAATATCAACAATATTTGATATTTTCCCGTCTTTCCTGAGATATTTTTCGCCAACTGCAAATGTTAATTCGCGCATCTGTACATATCCCGGAATGGAGCGTTCAAGCATATTGGGGAAGCATTCCGCGACATCTCTCCCGAATTGCCATTTTTCCTTTGGAATAATATTGTCAATTTCGCTCATTGCTTTTCTCCTTTTATAGCTTTTCGAGAATGTTCTCACTTATTGCGCTTGAAATTGCACGCATCATGATAGGCGGAACCATACGCCCAAGACGTTCCCATTGCTGCGCAAATGTTCCAGTTAAAACAAAATCGTCGGGTACGCTTGTTATTCTTTTCAGCTCCGCTATTGTAAATTTTCTATCTTCTACCGGGTGGCAATTCCCGGCTGTGCTGGGAGCTCCGTTTGTCTGGCATATCGTCGAGCATGGCGCATAGAGCGATTCTCTTATTAAATTAAAGTATGAACCATTTGCGACGGCAGCACCAGATATAGGCTTTTGGGGATTTCTTGGTATTTTTTTTAGTATCTCTCCCCATTTGTATTTATTCGCATCCTCGATAAGCTGCTTTATCTCTTTTTCATCGTTTGTAATGTTTTTTAATGCGTTCCCAAGCGGCACAATATAATTATAGGGCTTTGGAAAGCAAGGCATAATTCCTATATCGTTTCTTACACCGACGAAAATTATACGTTCGCGGCTTTGCGGAACACCTAAATATTTTGCATTGATTAGCTGCGCTTTTACTTTGTATCCGCACTGCTCCATGCACTTTATATATTCGCGGAAATATCCGACAGCCGTTCCTTTTACCATTCCTGAAACGTTTTCAGCTACAAATGTTTTTGGCTGTAATCCATTTAGGATTCTAATGTATTCAAGAAAAAGGTTCTCTATCTGTTGGCTTTTTCCGTCACTATATGCTCTTTTTTTCCCCCATCCCTTTTCGCGCTTTCCCGCTGTAGAAAATGCGCAGCACGGAGGCGACCCATCGAATAAGTCAAGCTCGCCTTTTTTTAGTCCAATCTGTTCAAGAATTTCCTCCGGCTTTATATCTCGAATATCTCTTGTATCGAGATATGTGCCGTTATGATTGGCGCGATATGTTTTTTGAGCCTCTTCGACAAATTCATTTGCCCACAGAATTTTGTAACCCGCCATTCTATACCCAAGGCAAGAACCGCCACCGCCGGAGAATGTGCTCACTACATTATGTCCATTCCACGGAATTTCATCTATTTCTTTCATAGAAGGAACGGAATAAATATTAGTTCCATTCATATCCGCACCTCGGACATTTATGCTTTACTTCTTCCTCCCCAGTAAATTCCTTAAATGTTTTCGGAGGCTCGTTTTCTTCGATGAAACTGTTTAATGCACCGAAACCAAACTCGCTCATGTCAACATCAACGATTTCCGCCAGCTCTTGGTCGAGCGCCGTAAAGTCCCAGCCGCTGTCCATGTTGGTTTTGTTGTGCGCCAGTGTGTACGCCTTGCGCTCTTCCTTTGTTAAGTGGTCAAGGCGGATGCACGGCACTGTGGGGATGCCGAGCTGCTTGCACGCTTCCAGCCGCCCATGCCCCTCGACAATCAGGTTTTCCTTGCCCCAGATGCCGATGGGGTCGGCCATTCCGAACCGCTTGATACTTGCCTTGATTTCGTCGATTTGCTCCTGCGGATGCCGCTTCGCGTTTCTCGCGTAGGGTTTTACGCGGTCAACCGGCAGCATACAATCCGTTTCGACGATTTTGATGCCGTTCCAGTCGAGCAATGGTTTTTCCTCCTCTTCGTCCGTCGCGTCCCCACCAACGCAACAAAGCGCACTCGCGCATAAATCCCGCCGCTGAAGAGGCAAGAGCAGCACTTCCATAGTCGCCTCTTCCAACAAAAAAGACGCTTGCATTACTGCTCGCGTCTTTCTTGCTGCTTTTACATTTTATATTATAGCACGAAAATTACTCTCATAACTCTCATTTTTTTATTTCTATATGTTTTTGCTTTTGCCATTGTCAGCAATGTCGCCTATTTCGCGTTCTAACGGCTTGCTTGTTTTTGCTCATAATTATGCCGCCTGATTGCTCCGGCGGCTCTCAGGCGGCATTTTGTTGCGATTAGGCGGGCTTGATTGCTTCCACCTGCTGCTTGGTGAACAAGTAGGCGGTCGTCAGGAAGAACCCGCTATTCTCTTCCTTTGCGTCAACTGTCTTTTCATCCTTCTTCTGCTTGCGCGTTTTGGGCTTCCAGATGCTCACGGTCAGCGCGGCGTGTTCGCCCTTCTTAACCATGTACCCGTGATTCTTCCACTCGGCGAAGGTGTGAATCGGGAGGCGCAACCCGTTCATGATGTAGGCTGCGGCTTCCTCTTCGGAGAAGATGCCCGCGCGGATGGCGGACTTGGCGATGATTTCTTCGTTCGACATGGTGCTTGCTCCTCTCTTACTTCACGGTGACGGTTTCCCAGTCGGTGAGGACTGCGGTAGTGCCAAAGCATTTATTCGCGATGCGCTTGTACTCGCCAGTCCACGCGTCGCGGGTGTAAGTCCAGTTGCGGGTGGTGTACTCCATGTTGCGGTTGAGGGTTTCCAGCGCCTTGGTGCTCAGCTTGATGGTCTTCATAATCATTACCTCTTTCTGTCGGGGGCTTTGTTTTTTGTACCGCCCTCCTGACACTATTATTATAGCATATACTGCTGTATATGTCAAGGGGCAAATCACATTTTTTTCGAGATTTTTTGCAACCTTTTTTACGCAACGAAAAAGGCGCACCCCAGCGGATGCGCCCCATGCCCTTATTGCTTTTTGTTGCTGATTATCTCACGCCCGACATAGGCGTTTACGGAATCAACGATTAGCTGCGCCACCGAGAGACCGCGGCGCTTTGCTTCTTCTTCCAGCGCCTCTTTGCTCCCAGCGCGAACGTCGAAGCGCACCGTCTTGATTCCTTCTTTCTCGCGATACTTCTTCATTGCGCGGACCGACACGGCGCCTTGGTAGTACTCTTTCCTCATTGCCACAACCCCTTTCGTGGATATTACTATTAGTCCCACATGTGCTTATGGCAATAGTCTGTCCACTCCTGCTCCATGTCAGCGATGGCTTTTGCGTAGTCCTCGCCGTCAATGATGCGCTCACGCGCCTTGCTTCCGGCGGATGCCTTGGCATAATTAGTCGAGCGGCTATAAGATTCCGCTTTGAGCAACGCAGCGGCGCGCGGGTACTGCTCTTTCAGCGCCTCAATATTCACCTTCGGTTCGGCGGGACGGATGCCGTCGCCGTTGTCGATGGCGCGCACTGTGTCATCGTGCCACTTGTCCCACTCTTCACGCGCCTTTTCAATCAGCTTCACGCCGGGGATATCGGCGCGGCGCGCTTCGCGTTCCTTGCCGATTCGGGCGGCTTCCGCGCGCTTCTCGGCTTCTTCCGCGTCGCGCTCTGCCTTTTCTGCCAGCAGAATCGTTTTGATTTCGTCCAGCACAGCGGGGTCAGGGCGCTTCATCGTTTTCTTCCATCCGCTTACGCGCATCATTCCGGCGTGTTCTCCGTCGGTGACGATGGAAAACTCAAACCGGTGGTCATCGTATAGCTTTTTCGCGGCAGGGGACAGCTTCGCGTAGTTTTCGGGCTTCATTTCCTTACCTCTTTCTGTCGGGGGCTTTATTTGTTGTACCGCCCGCCTGGCACTATGTATTATAGCATATACCACTGTATATGTCAAGAGGCAAATCACATTTTTTTAGATTTTTTGCAAAGAAAATCGCGCACCTTTCGATGCGCGACCGCCTTATTCCGCGCTCTGGATTTTCCGCTCTGCGTTACCAATTACGCGGAAAACGTGTTGCTCAGAATACGCCAGATTGTAGCTGATTTCCCGGACACTCCTTCCCTCCAGATACCGCATCCTCATGCACTGCACTTCCAGCGGACTTTCCAGCGCATCCACCAGCGGCGCAAGCTCTTCGCGCATCTTGCACAACTCGTCCCAGATTGCTTTCTTGCGTTCCAGCGCCTCGACGCGATACAGCAGCCCGTCCTCCGTGCTGTTCATACTCCCGCCCCCTCGCGGCGCGTCGCTGATTGTCCGCGTCAGCTTCTGCGCCCGGATTCGCGCCTGTTCCGCGCGCAAGCAAGCCATAGGATACCGCCTGATGAGATACCGCATCCGCTTTAAGTCAACCATTTTCCCCTCCCGCAACCGCCCACGATTATTTTACCCCTTCAAACGCCTTAACAATCGCTGTATACAGCGCCGGGCGAATCTGTCCGCTCATTAGCTCCGTGTACAGCATATCTTGTACCTTCTCGATTGCCCCGTTTGCCTCCTTCTCGCCGTTTAGCCGCCTGATTGCGTCCTGCGTCTCCCTGACTTTGTAGGCATCGTGGCGGCTTTTGCATCCGCGCGAAACGTTCCCCGCAAGCCGCTTGACGTTCTTTTCCAGCTCTTTCTCCAGCCAAAAAGAGTACCGGATGTCGTCGGTGTCCAGCATTGTCTCACTCTCCATCCATATATCGCATAATTGCGTCAATTGCTTCTTGGCAACCCTTCGCCACGACGCAGCGGTATCCCTCGGCAGTCAGCATCTTCATGCGCTCTTTCTGCGATGTCGATACTGTCCCGCCTTTCCGCCGCTTCATTTCGATAAAAAGCCCGTGTTCGCGACCGTTGGAGACGGGCAGGAAGATGTCCGGCACTCCTGCACGCGTCCCGGTTCGCTTCATCCTCGCGGCGGTTGCTTTGGCGCGATAACCTCCGTTCGGGATGGCGAACATACCTTTGAGCCACGGCTTCGTTGCGCTTTGAGCATCTGCCCAATGAAAAAGGGCTTCCTGCTCTTCATCTTCCGTTGGAATTACATCATCGGCATAAAGAGAACGCCGTGTAGTCCGCATTCTGGATTTGTACATTTTACCCATGCGCCTCCTTGAACATCAATCGTAGTGTATCGCTTCATCACTGCGTTGCAAACCGGGCAGATTGTCAGTGCGTTCAGCCATTCTTGCCTTTCGACCATGCTGCACCTCCTTTCTGCGCCTTCATGCACATTGCCGCAATTTGCACAGCTTCGCAAGCCAGCAGTGTAGCTGCCGCTGCTGTTTTGCTCGCGCACATCCGAAACGCATCTGCACCGTCCCGGCGATTTGCCAGCCACACGTCATTTGCCTTTTGCCGAACACGCTGCATCTCTTCATTCGCCTCCTCGATTTCCTTCCAGATGACGGAAAACGCCTCCGGCATGGAGTTAAACGTCTCTCCATGCTCTTTCTGCGCTCGAAGAAGTTCGGAAAACACAACCGTTACAATCTCATCTTGCAATTCTCTCACAACCATCATCACTCCTTATTGATAAATGCGCAAGCCACGCACACCGTAGCCGCCAGCAGACACAGCAAACCGATAACCGTCATTTTCATCCCCCCAACCACGCTGCAAGCGCATCCGCTCCGGCGTAAACAAGAATCGAAATGATACAGTTGACGAGCGCCAGCAGAATGTACACATACCACGGGCGCGTTTCCTTCGCCAGCAGGAAGCCCGTCAGCCCCAGACCAATCATCGTGCCGAAAAGCACCGCCTCGGGCAGCGTCACCATCTCCATCAGCGTTCCTCCTTTACGTCCCCATCTGCGCCTTTGCCAGCTCGATTGCCAACAGGTACGTCCTTTCATGTTTTGTGCCGGCATGAACTTGCTTGACTTTTGCAGCAAAGTCGTCAATCGAGCCGCTGAAGCATCCGCAGGAGACGTATATTCCGCCATCCGTGCCGCGATAAAAGGTGGTTGTATCGTCACGGCTGCCGATTGCGCCAATGGTGATGCAATCAGACGACTCCATTACACGCGCATTTCCCCTCACCAACGCCTTTCCTGTCACGCGCGCCTTTCCCGTCACGCGCGCCTTTCCCGTCACACGCGCCGAATCCGTCACACACGCCGAATCCGTCACACGCGCTGAATCCGTCACACACGCCGAATCCGTCACCCAAGCAGAATCCGTCACCACCGCCTCGCCCGTCACCCAAGCTGCGCCGTTGTGTGAAAGATTTCCCTCTGTTTCGAGCCAGCCGCCCAAGTCACCAGCCTTCACGTCGTGTTTCGGAATATCAATCAGTGCACGGATGCGATGCAGAATCTTTCCGCCGATTTCTTTTGTTTCGCCCGTCAGTTCGTACTTTTTCATTTTTACTTTTCCTCCCACGGCGTATTCGCCATTTCTTCCGGCGTGGGCTTGCGCAGCCAGCAGCGCCACGTCTCGCCGTAGGTGCAATCGGTGTACCATGTGCGTCCGCCGTCGAAATATATGCGATGGCTTTTATACTCCCAGTACGTTACATTTCGCGCATGTACGCACGGCTCGTCGTCTCCGTTGTTATCTTCAATCCATACGAGCGTTCCTGCGCTTACCGCAAGCTCTGCAAGGGACAACACACGGTTTTTGTTATCTTCATCTTCGTCCTCCCACGGCGTGTTTTCCCGCTCGTTTTTCGTCGGCTTGCGCCGCCAGCACCGCCACGTTACGCCGTACTCGCTTTTTTTCATGTAAATTCCGTCTTTAATGCCCATGTCGACTGCCACAAAGATAATGCTCTCGGCGGTTACATCCAATGGGCAGCATTGATAAATATGGTTTTTCTTCTCTATCCACTCTAAAGCCCAGTTCTCCGCATCTGCATCCGCCATGACTTCTTCCAGCGTCAGAACCCGGTTTGGCTCTTCATACCGCCTCATAGCCTTTTCATAGGCTTCTTCTAATGCCTCTTCGACCCTCTTCACGTTTGTCTGGCAGCCTCTTGTACTCGGGGCCATTGCATTGCAGTGTTTGCAATAAAAACGCACATCGCAATAATTCATTGGATAGTCAAAAAGATGTTGCATCTCCCATCCGCAGTACGGGCATTTCGGCATCGGCTTTTTCTCACTCATTCCCGTTCCCTCCATTGTTTTTTTGTTCTTCCTCTGTCGGCTTTCTTAGCCAAAACCTCGTTTTCATGCACTCTTTCGGCTCTTTTATCAGTTGCATTATTGTCGGTTGCGTCGCGTCGTACGTCCGCATTGGCGATTCCAGCACGATGAAGAAGTCTAAGAAATCATTTTCCGCGTACCAGCACAGCAGATAAAGCGAATCAATATCTTCCAGCATTGACCACACAAGGCGTTCTTGTCGAACCTCTTCCATCGTCAGTTCCCGATTTCCCGGATTGCAGAAAGGACTTGTCGCTGCTTTGTATGCCTTACTTTCTACATCTTCTGCGCCCCCTGCATATACTTGTGGCGACGGTGCGTTGCAGTTGGTGCAGCGATAGTATGCCGCATAAACTGTGTCGTTGTTGTTAAGTTTTCTCAGGCGCATCATGTATCCGCACCACGGACAACGCGGCAGGTTTTTGTTTTTACTCATTGTCGCTTTCCTCCTTTGGCGCTTCCGGGTATGGCATCCAGTGGGTGATGCTCACAGGCTTGTAGTCGTATGTTTCGTCCAAAAACTCCTTTTCTTGGTTCTCCCGCTTCGACGAACACTCGGATGTTTCCAAACTGTTCGCTTTCCAAAATGATGATTTTGTGCATGCCTTCCATCCTCCTATTCCTTTTTTAGGCAAGTATATCGCATGTGCGGCTTGTCGAAGCCCAGATGCACAAGCCCCGTTGCGCCGTTTCGATTTTTCCTAATTCGGCACGTCTGCCACGTCAACCCGTTTGCTTGGCAGTTGTGGTACATCTGCCATCTGTCGCTGTTCGCGTCCTGCGGTTCTTCCGGCTCATGCAGGATAAGAAACACGTTCGCGTCCTGCTCAATCGCGCCGCTGTCTCGCGCTTGTGACATGTCCGGCTCGCTTCTTGTCGCTTTGCCGAATCCCTTCTCGCTCTCGCGGTTAAACTGCGTCATACAGAGCAGCGGAACTCCTAAATCCATCGCCATCAGCTTCAATTCGCGGCTGATTTGCGTCACCTCCTCCGTGCGGTTTCCGCATTTCTCGTCGGCTCGCATGAGTTGGATATAATCAACCACAATCAGGCTCAATCCCTGCTTGCTTGCCTTCATTTTCGCCGCCGCATTGCGGATTTGCAAGGGCGTGACCGCTCTTTCCTCGATTGTGACTGGTAAATCTGCAAGCGCCTGATAGCAGGGCGAAATCTGCGCGAAATCTTCTAACTCCATCTTGCCCGTGGCGATTTTCTGCAAGTCCACACCGGATTCATTCGCCATGAATCGCGCCGCTATTTCTACCGGGTTCATCTCCAGCGACACAAGCAGCACCCCGCCGCCGTGCTCCGCAACGTACTTTGCCATGCAGATAGCCAGCGACGTTTTACCGACACCGGGACGTGCGCCGATGTAGATTAACTGTCCCGGCTTGAAGCCGCCCAGCATCACGTCAAGGTCTGCGATTCCACAAGTTACGCCATCCTTCTTGTCGAAAGAATTGGCAAGCATGAGCGACGCTTCGTGCATCGTCACCCCATCATTAACAGCGGTTGACGACTGTGCCGCCGCCGCGCAATCCGCTTGCAACGATTCCACCGACGCGCCGGGATTGCCTACATCTTGCAGGATTTTTCGCGCCAGCGTCGTAAGTTCGCGGCGTTTCGCGCACTCCGCCAAAATCGCTATGTACTGCCGGGACATGATAGGCGAAATGCCCATCTGTACGCATTGCATCAAGAGTGCGGTATCTTGGAAGTCGCATTGAACTTCTGCATCCAGCGTTACAAGGTCAACGCTTTTTCCCTGCTTCACAAGGCGCATGATTCCGCGCTGACAGGCTTGCATCTGCTTTAAGCCAAAGAGTGCATCAGACAGTGCGGCAACTTCCTGCGCCACGATTGCATCTTGCATCGCAAGCCCAATCAGGCTTTTTTCCGCGTCCTCGTTGATGTATGCGTCCATCTTTAACTACTCCACGCCCTCGCTAATTCTTCCAGCTTTGTCCGTACCTCTGGATGCTCTGTTGGCTGGTTTTTAACGCAGCTCATGAATACATCTCTTTGTTTGATTTTCGGCGGTTCGTGCACTTCAATTTCGTCCGTGCTATTTATAAACCTTATCGGGTGCTTTTCCGCCTCAATCCGCGCTTGCTCTCGTCGCTCTTTCTCCTGTTTTTCTTTCGCACGTCCATTGATTACACCCTTAAGGTATCGAATGTTAGGCTTCCCAGATTCCCCGGCGATTTTCACGCATTCCAGCACCTCTTCCGCGCCGTTGTCCGCCACAAGCTGGTTGAGCGTCTCCATCGTCGCCGTCGTGTCGGGGAATCCTTGCCTTTTAGCTTCGTCCAGCACATCGTTTGTGCCTTGCTGTATTTCTGCTGCTTCTTCATCGCTGATGAAGGGTGCAGGAGTGTGCGCTTCGGGCTTCTGCTCTGTTTCGGGATTGAGCTGTGCCGGTTCAGGCTTCGCCTTTTTCGGGCGACCGCCAGCGCGTCCGGCTTCCGCCCTCTCCTCGCGAATTTTCATCACGCGGTCGAACTCGCGTTTGAGCGAAAGATAGACAAAGATGGCATTCCCTTCCGGCGCTTTGCTTTCCCCGGACGTTGCGTAATTAAGATACGCCTTGATTGCTTTCCCCGCTTCTTCGTCCGTCAGGTAGGAAAAATCTTCTGCCATGATTGTCTGAATCGTCACATACTCAAGCTCCATTTGCTACCTCCATCAGCCGCCGTTAGAACGGCAAATCCTCGTTGTATACCGGGGTGTACTGCGGCGCTGGCGGTTGAGCCGCCTCGTGCGCTGTCTGCGGTGCATCCTGCTTCGCGCCGTCCAAGAACTCAACATCCTGCGCGAATACTTCCAGCGTCGCGCGTGTGCTTCCATCGTTGGCGGTGTATGTGCTGACGCTGACGCTGCCAATCACACACACCTTGCGTCCCTTGGCAAGATACTTTTGGCACGTTTCCGCTTGTTTGTCCCAAACGGACACGCGGAAGAAGTCTGCTTCCGCCTTTTCGCCCGGTTTCGCGCGGCGATTGACAGCAAGCGTGAAGTTGGCGACGCTCTTGCCGCTCTGCGTCGTGCGCAACTCAACGTCCCGCGTCAGATTCCCGATGATTATCAGCTTGTTCATTGCTTTTCCTCCCCAGTTTGTACAGCTTCGCTATTTTCTCGTCGATTTTTATGGGCTGGATGTGGTACTTTGCGTCAAAATCCGCCTGTGCCATCGTGTGGCACTCTGTGTGATGTACCCGGCAAAGCGGTTCGCACGTTAGCCCGATATGATTGATTTCCGTTCGGTCTGCGCCCATTCCGACGCGCTCCCAGTGATGGAGGTCTGACGGTCTGCGTCCGCAGACGGCGCACTGCTTGTGCATCACGCAAGCGTAGATGTACGCGCCGATGTCCTCCGCGTACTCCACAAGCGGCTGTTTTGTCGGAATGTCGTTGATAACGCAGAACTCAACCAGCCAATCGATGTAAAGCCGTGCGGTTGTCATATCCACGTCGGAGAGGCTGAATGCCTTGATTGCCTCCGCTTGCAGCTTGTCAATCCGCGCTCGCAGGAACTCCGCCTTGAGCATCGTGTTGAGGTCGCTCTTGTCCCCCCGTCCGATATATCCCGTCGCGGCTGCTATTTCGCCAATCAGCGCCCACGCCTTGCGCCGTTGCTCTGGACTGATTGTACGGCAGTCCTGCCAAAGCACCGTGACGGTATCGGATAGGTTTTCCGCATCGGGGCGGGCAGTCTGTATTGTCAGGCTGCCCGGTTGCTCGATGACCTTGCCGATTGTCGCAATCATGGCTCACTCCACGGCTCGCGTTTGGTTTCTTCGCGTGTCGGCTCTTTCTCCCAGCACCGCCACTTTGTGCCGTAGTCCTCTGTGTAGACGTAAAATGTACCAATGCTGATGTTGTAAGGTATAACGCGCCACGGGTATGCATCCGTTTTTAACCATGCGCGAATCGGGATGTTGTCTCGCAGTTCCAGCCACAAGCGCGCCGTCTTCTTGTTTTGCGCGCTTGCTTCGTCAAACGTCAGAACGCGGTTTCGCGGCTTAGTCGTCATGTCACTTTCTTCCTCCCTTGGCGGAAATTCTGAATCGCACGTCGGGCAACGAAGCCGCGCTGTTCTTCTTGCAATGTCGCGTACAACGTATTTCATTTCATCGTCGCAGTACGGGCAGCGCGGCATAAGTTCTGCTTGAAGTTTGTAATAACGTTCCCGTGCAGCTTTGCAGATTTTTCCTCTATGTGCTAAGTAATATTCTCGATGACGTTTTTGCAACTCTTCCTTGTGCGCTTGATAGTAAGCCCGCTGATATTCGCGATATGCTTCCCCGCGTTCAGCCATCCGCGTCAACTCGCTTTCCTGTGATAAACTCCGCTCTCGGCAGCGTCTCAATCCATGCGCAGAACGCCCTCCATTCCGGCAGACGGTGATTTCCACGCTGTTGATAGATGGTTTTGAGCTGCCGATAGTTGGTAGTCATCCGCGCCGTCAGCCGCAAGCCAACAGGCACGTTGTAGATGACTGCAAGATACCGTTCCTGCGTTGGGGCTTCTTTGTACTCCTCAACCATCTTCTCGATAAGCTCGATTGTTTCACGGCGCACATAGTCGATGCACTTCTCGTCGATGTCCATGCTCATAATGCGGTGCATGGTGGACTGGCTCGATACAAAATCCAGAAAATGATACCGCTCGGCTTCTACCCACGCCTTGATTGAGAACGTGAGGTCGAATTGTACGACGATTCCAGTCAAAAACTGGTCGTGTCCGCTACCAGCTAAACAGGTTGCAAGCGCCATCGTCCGCTCTGTGACTTCCGCGCTGCAATTCTCCGTGTCGGTTGCCATCGGATAGTGGCTTGCCTTTATACTCGACGCAAGCCCCATGATTTCCACGTTGCTGACTACATTCATTTTCTTTCCCCTTTCTCAATTCGCTCCACCATATCAAACGGGTCGTCGAAATCCAGCCGGATTCCCGTCTTTTCCAATACCTCATCAATCAATTCTGCCGTTGTAAAGTACGCGCCGGGTTGAAGATACTTTTGCGTTGCCGTCAGCATCCGATGAATCCGCTGTGTGCCGAAACCGAACTCCTCTTTCATCGCAAGGCACATTCCGGCGAAAATCATCTTGATTGCATGGCGTTCTGCATCCTTCGCTCCGCGCTCATACTCGCGTTCGTAATCGATTCTCTGCGTGGCGTGGGCCATGTCCCGCACCGCTCTTCTGCGTTCTGCTCGATTCATCACGATGCCTCCCGGAAATTAGCTTTCACGGCGTCCATCATCGCCTTTGCGTCCGCCATCGTCATCTCTTTCGTCGGAATGTTGCGGACGATGTTTGCTTCCACAAGCGCGGCGCGAACTCTGCTCAACTCCTGCACATCCATGCCAATGTTTCTGCACTCGCGCTTGATATAGTCCGCCGGCGTTTCCGTCTGATTCTCTGCTGGCTTGCTCTGCTGCTGCGGCTGCTCCGGTTTCTTCTGAGTTTCGTGCTTTGTCTCGTAGCTTTCACTGTCCGGGTCGGTCATCTCTTCTGTCGGGATGCAAAACACTTGGAAAAGCGCGTATTTATAGGCAATCGCCATCGCCTTATTGCTTGCTTTGTCGCCGCTGTCCATGCCCTCGCCCAGCGTCACCGCTTCGACAAAGCTGCCGTCGGTAGTGTAGAAGCGGAACGCGATTTTGAGGAGGCTGTAACGCAGTTCTCCGCCGTTCGTCGTTGTCTTGCTTTCTCGCGCCTGCTCCAAAACCTGTGGAACAGTAAAAATCTTGTTTTTCGTCAGGATAGGCTTCAGCGCGTTCATCACATCGTCGATGCCGCGGAACTTGAATCCCTGCTTCTGATTGTACTTATCCTTTGCGATTGCGGAAATGTCCGCCATCGCCGCGCTGATTGCGGCGTAAATCTGCCCGTTTTCCATGCTCGTTCCTCCTGTCAGCACTCGTACCATCTCTGATACTGGTCGTTGATGTACTTCTCCCAGCGCCAATCCTCTCCCGTTCGGCTGGCTTCATCACCCCTCCGCACGGGCTTCCTGCACCCTCGCGGCACTTCGTCCGTCTGGCTGCATCCGCAGTCGCAGCGCTCCCCGCTATCCAGATATGCGCCACATAGGCAGCAGCGTCTTGCCATTTTGCTCACCCCTTCTGCACCGCGAAAACCGGGTCGCGCGGAATAATCTTGATGCCGGGTACGACTTCGCCCGTAATTTCGTCAATCGCCTGTCCGTTGTTCTCTGTAATCAGCCCTTTCAGCGCAGTCCATTTCAGCTTTGGCACATTCTCCACGCAGGACGGCGCATTCTCGGCGCACCACGCGATAATCTGTGCATCGTCGCGCTCGTACTCCGGCGCTTGCGCCTTGCGAACAAGAACGCCGCTCGGCAGCTTGTACTTCTCGCTGGTCTTCGTCGCCTTGTGCGGAACGGTGTCGAAGTAGCTTTCCAGCAAGGCGGTGAAGTAGGCAATCCGTTGCTGCGTGATCTTCTCCACTCGGTCACTTTGCTTCTTGTAGTACTCTTTCCACATCTTCGCGGCGTTTTCCGTCTCCATGATTTTGCGAATTGCCCAATCCGCCTTTTGGTCGTTGTCGATGCTGAAGCTCGCGCTTTCTTCCTGCTCGGTTCCCTCGATTTCTTCTATGTCGTCGGTAATAAACTGCTCCATATATGTTGACTTCCTTTCTTTTTTGTGTTAGAATGGTAGTGGCTTAACCGCCACATTACCCTTTCTGTCTGCTCGTGTTCGCGCTTTGTACCCGCGGCACGGGCGCTTTTTTTATGCCCTTCTCCGGGCGATTGTGCCGTCAGGGTTCATCAGTCCGCGCGCCACAAGGTCGTTGCGCTTCTTTCGCTGGCGGACGACCTCGTTCTCCTGCTTCTGCGTCGGGTAACGCTTGCGCCGCTCCATCTCCTGCTCAAAGTCGCTGACCGTTACGCGGATGGTTTCGTGCGCCTTGCCACCGATGCAGATGTGCGGCATTTCGCGCATAAATTTTCGGGCGCTCTCCTTGCTGATGCAGAGAATTTCGGCGACGCGCTCGGTGTTGAGGTACTGCGTCATTTCGCGCCACTCCTTTTCTCTACCCTCGCAAGTGTGTCAGACAGGCAGGCAACCGCCTTTTTGATTAACTCGACGTACTTGTCACGGTTCATCAGGTTGTCAATTTTCCCGTCGTCGCTTACGTCGCGTTCAATGGCTTCCTGCAATCGCAGGATGTCCTCGATTGCGTACCGATTCCGCAGGACACTTCCCATCGTGGTTGTGTTGCTAATTGGGCTGTAATGCCGCCGATAACTGTCGCTGTGTGAAAGCATCCAGCGATGCCACAGCATAGGGCATTTGTACAGCTCCTCAAGCTGGTCGATGACTTCCGGCGATGGCTCTGCTTCGTCTCCTTCCCAGCGGCGGATGCACGATTCCGATGTGTGGATTTCCTGCGCAACTTGCCACAAGCGCAACCCTGCTTGCTCTCTGGCGGTTCGCAGCTCATAACCGCGAAATTCCGGCATTTACTTTGCCCCCTTCTGTGCTATCATTTCCGTAGGCGCAAGGGCGAAAGCCGTCGCGATTACCTCCGCGATGAAATTGCCCTGTGCGTCAATCTCCCCCGCCTGATACCGTCCCGTCTCGGACAATGCGCGGCTATACGCTCGCTCAAACGTCAGCTTGGTGATGTCGTCCGGCGTGTTGATGCCCGCCATGTTGCAAACAGCGTCGTAGACAATCCGCATTGCGGCGCTGTCTCCAAGATGGTTGCGAATCTGCTTGACTATTACCGCGTCGATGGGGCACCAGCGCAAGCCCTTGCCTTCCTCTGGCTGCATCGTTACCCCGGTTGCGCGTTGGAAATCAGTCATTCCAAAGCGCCCCCATCTTGTCGCTGATTTCTTCAAGCAGCTTATTCATGATGTCTCCGTAGACAACGTAGGCATCAAATTCGCCGGGGAAAACCTTCTGAAAGGATTCGTAGTCCTTCGCCTTCCCGCTCCGTACGTCCATCCAGATAATCTTCCAAATGCGGTCGGCGGTGCGCTTGCTGTCGCAAGCGTTGTCGAGTTCGCGGATGATGCGCGGCGCATTGAGCCGCAGCGTGGTTTCCATCGTGTGCTGCTCAAAGAGTTCCTTCCTGGCTTCCTCGTCCGGCACGATTTTCTCAAGATTCAGGATTTTCATTTTCTTTTCCCTCCCTTAGACGGCTACCGTCGTCTTGTCCATCTCGTACTTAACCGCCAACAGCAGGGCTTCCATCACATCTGCGTACGCGCCGTATGCCTCGCTGATATAGTCCCAGCTCCCCAGCTTCGCAAACTCATCGCGCGTCATGGCTTTCAGCTTACGCGCACTCTGGCGAATGGCAAAAATCGTCTTGTTCGCGTCACAGCGCGATACGCAACCGCCAAGGCACTGGCTTTGGATGTCCTTGCCGTACTCGTCCAGCAGACGGTTCGCGATTTGCACCTTGATAACTTCATTGCTCATTACGATACCCCTCCATTTCATGCTCAACCGCCAACAGCAGGGCTTCCATCACGGTCTCATACGTGCTGTATGCTTTGTTGATGTCGTCCCAGCTCCCCAGCTTCGCAAACTCATCGCGCGTCATGGCTTTCAGCTTCCGCGCGCTATGGCGGATGGCGAAAATCGTCTTGTTCGCGTCACAGCGCGATACGCAACCGTAATAGTTTGCAATTCGCGACTTGATAGAATCCTTTTCCATTGTGATACCCCTTTCTGTCTTTGCGCTTTTCGCGCTGTTAGTCGATGAGTTCCCACCAATTCACGCCAAGCGTCGGCGCAAGCCTCTTTGCGGTGTTTGGTGTTACGTTCCTTTTGCCGCTATCAATCAGCGACAACATGGATTCGGAGATTCCCGTGATTCTGGCGATGTCCGCCATTTTTAACCCGCGTCGTTCTGCAAATTCCCGGATATTTGACAACTTTTCTCCCTTCTCCGACTTTACAACCGGTAAAGTTTTTTCACTAAAAAATTGATTTTCTTTCTTCTTCGGGAGGTGGTGTTTGATTTTTCACCCGTCCCCGTGTTAGACTACTTGTGCAGGATTCTGTTTTCGCCGTTCCCCGTGCGGGGAGCGTGGATTGAAATTACGCTGATGTAGGTTGCTACCTCGCTAATCAGCCATAGCGCGGCGATGAATACGATGCTCAAGCCCAAAAAGACGAATCCTGCCGGGTCTGCGTGTGGCATCTCCGTGTCACTCCTCTCTCCGTAATAGTTCCCTATGGGAAGTGTGAAATACGTCCTCCAGCGCTACCAACACTTTGTAGGACGGGTCACGCTTCCCAGTCTCAATCATGCACAGCATTGGTACATTCACACCGACACGCTGCGCAACGCTTTCGCGCGACCAACCGTTTGCTTCGCGCATCCGTTTCAGTTGCCTGTACATTGCTCTCCCTTCTTGCTTGAGGTAATTTCTCGACTTACCTCTGATAACATTATACATTCACTTTGCGTGAATGTCAAGGGGTAAACCATGTTTTCACGCGAAATTTTTTCTTCTCGACTGACTAATCTGTGTAAAGAAGCTGGCATTACAAACGCGGCGTTTGCCGATTCCTGCGGCATCACTCCCGGTGCGTTGTCGATGCTCCAAAAGGCAAATCGTTCGCCAAGTGTCGAGCTTCTTTGTAAGATGGCGGACTTGCTCGGCGTGACGGTTGATTACCTTGCCGGTTGCGACGGTGCGCCGTCTCCCAAAGAGACAGACACGCTCTACTTGGAGATTTCCGCGCTTGCTCCGTCCGACCGGGAGGAAGTAATGCGGTACGCTCGCTATGTCCGGGCGAACCCGCGCAAGTGAGGTGATGCACCGTGCCGTTCCCGGAAATCCTGCTTGCGCTTCGGCTCTCGAACGGGCTGACCCAGCAGCAACTTGCAGAACGCGCCAACGTCGCAGAGATAACAATCCAGAACTACGAATCTGGAAGAAGCAACCCAGTTCCGACACGGCTTCTCGCAATCGCTGATGCTCTCGGTGTTTCGCTCGATACGCTCGTTGGACGTGACGAAAATGCGTTCTCGCCGCCCGACTTCGACCCGCTGATTGAGCAGGTAAAATCTCTATCTGCTCCACAACGTGCGGATGTGATGAAGTACATCGAGTTCATCAAATCCCGCTCCTGATTCGCGTTTGCGCTGGACAACACTCTACAAGGACAAAAGCGGCGCTCTGAGCGCTTCCAGCCTATCAGGTGGGGAAATACCAGTCCCGACGTGCAAGCGCTCCTGAGGGCGTTTTTGTGCGAATTAGACGTTGCTTTCGCGCAAAGCCCTTTTTGCTTCCGCCTGTGTCGCCCAGATAACCGTTACGCATCCGGAACGCTGGACGTGCGTCTTGATAGGCACATACCCGGCATCGGCTAATATGTGCATATCCCGCGCGGTTGTCCGCCGCGTCGTGATGGTGTACTTCACCCGGTTTTCGATGTCGGGCGGGTTGACGTGGTACACTACTTTTCGCTCCCCTCAATGGCGTGCTGGATGATGTGAATCATCTGCTGGTTGACGCTTCGGTTTTCGCGCTCTGCAAGGACTTGCAGCTTGCGATGAAGCCCCGCGCCCATTCGCAGTGTGACTTTCCGGCTGTCTGCCGTCATTGTGCCGTCACCTCTCTTTTATTATATAGTGCCGTCACCTTGCTGTCAAGGTGCTGACCGAAATTTTTTTGAAGGTGGTGATTCCCTTGCCGTCCGACCTCCCGAAGTTTACGCTCCGCACCGACAAGCAGACGCTTGACAAGTTCCGCGTGGTTGCGAAAAAAAACCTGCGAACCGTCAACCGCGAATTGGAGATGCTAATGCGTCAGCATATCGCGGACTATGAGGACAAGCACGGCGAAATCGTCCTCCCTCAAAATCAGGAATGATTGCTATGCAGTCATATCCTATGCAAGAATGGAGGTGAGTATGCCTTGCTTGAATCAGAATATCGCCTCTGCCGTGACTTTCAGCGCGGCAAACAACTTTCGGCGGAACAGCTTGCGCGGTTGCGTTCATCTGGCTTCTTGGAGCCACCGCTATGCCCCGCAGACATTGAAGCACGTCCACCGGACTATGTACCGCAGTTAAACCGTCATGCTCTGGAAGAGATGGACCGGTATCGGTCAGGTCGCTTTCGCTTATTGCTCGAAACTTTTGATTCGCTTCTGCATTTCTTTGATTCGAGGTTCTAACTGCCGTTTGCTCTGATACACGTACACCTCCAAAACACGAAAGGGGTTTCACGATGAAGAAGTTTGTTTCCGTTCTGCTGGTTCTCTGCTGCCTGATGGCTTCCTGCGTCCCCGCGTTTGCCGAAAGACAGCCGGTACAGGGCGGATTTACGGATACGCAGGTTGTCAAATTTTTATCCATCCTTGATGATAACATTTTTGACTCTGTATCCATATCATCCAACATGGACAACTTTGACGTTAAAATTATTGATGACGATTTTGTTACCTACAAAAACTGCTACCCGTCCGCTTTTCAAGGGCTTATTGATGGATATACTTCGCTTTTTGTCCAGTTTGCACGCTATATTTGGCTTAATTATAGCACCAATTCACAGCTGACGGTAAAGTTTGTTGACGTTACAGATAAGCAAGAGTCGGCGTATTATACCTTTACCGCATTCAATGGTAAATTTTCGTGTAACACGCCTTATGTTGCAATCAGCAAAAACAACAACTATGTAAAAGCCGGAGCGAACCCTGCGATACTTCGCGAACTTATTGACACCTACGGGGTTTTTAAGGATGACTACATGATTTTTTACTCTGCTGATTCCGGATACTCTATCACTACTGATTCAATTTACCCCAGCATATTTACCGACTTGTTAAATGATGAAGATTCCGCCTCATTGAATCAATGCTTGGAGTTCCAGAAGTACCTTTTATCAAAGCTTGTGGACAGGCTACCTTGCGACAAAGAGAAGCTGAAAATCACTGTTTTATTTCAAGCCCCAGATAGTGATGGTTATATCGGCTATATCGGGTACGATTGCGGAAATCTCTCCGGTCTCATCGCCCCCTCCTCAACCAAATAATACCCTAATGTCCACTCCCCCCAGCGCGTCGGCAATGCGAATTGCTGTCGTAACGTTGGGGGTTCTCTGTCCACCCTCGTAGCGCTGAAACGCAAGCGTCGAAATGCCAACCTCTTTTGCAACGGCTTCCTGCGTCTTTCCGCAGAGCTTCCGTGCTTCAACCATCCGAACGTTTCTCAACCTTCGCCCCCCTCTTTCTGCATAACCGTTCGGTAGTCTTATTATAGCACTACCAAACGGTTATGTCAAGCGTTTTTTGGAGGTGCTTCATGGATTTTCCCGGACGATTAAAGCATCTGCGCCATGAGCGCGGGTTGACGCAGAAACAAGTCTATTCTGCCGTTGGAATGTCAGCATTGGGATACCAGCGTTATGAGTACGGCGAACGCTCGCCGTCTTTTGATTGCCTGATAGCCCTTGCCGACTTCTACGGCGTGTCCCTTGACTATCTTGTCGGGCGTTCCGATGACCCCACGTTCACGCCGTCCGCCGGAACTATCCCTTCCTCCGCCAGCAAGGACTGAATCACCTTTCGCGCTGTCAGCGTCCACATGGCGAACAGCCGCACAGTGCCGTTCTCCGTTTTGACGGGCTTGTAAGTCGCCATGTCGGCGAAGTTCCCGGCGACCACCCAAGTGCCATCGGCGCGCTGTATCTGGATACCAGCGCGGAACAGTGCCTGATTAAACTCGCGTGTTGTCATGCCGTACTGCATCGCCAGCTTTGCCGTGCTGATGGGCTGCGTGTCCGTGATGTTTACTGTCGGCACGTCAACCTTCTCGCTGTAAACCTCCGGGAACGCCTCTCGGACTGTGCATCCGAGGGCTTCGGCAATGAGCTTCATCGCGTCAACCGTTGGGCTTCCCTGTCCGTTGGCGTATCGGTAAATAGTCGTCTTCGATATGCCCGCCTTTTCGGACAGCGCGGCGACGCTGATTCCTTGTACCCCGGCGACGTGGAGAAAGTGCCGCAGCTTTTCAGACATCGACCTCACCACCGAACAGGGCTTCGACCGTCGTGCCAAGCGCACGGGCAAGGCGGATAGCGTTATGCAGTGACGGTGTATGTACACCCCTCTCATACTGAGATACAAGGCTCTGCTGACATCTGAGCACGTCTGCAATCTGCATTTGCGTCATGCCCTGATTCTTGCGAAACTCACGCAAGCGGTTAGCCATCGTGCCACCTCCATATGTCAAAATAAATTTATTTCACGTCTGTATTATATTTCTTTCAGTTCTATTTGTCAAGAGGGTGAAAGAAAAAAAGTGTGGTGTAAATATATGGTTTTGTCGGAACGTCTTGTAGAATTGCGCAAAAAAAAAGGCGTCAGCCAACGAGCTGCCGCAGAGGGTATTGGAATCCAGAACGCTCAATTGAGTGGGTATGAACGTGGTGCGAACGAACCGTCCGCCGCTATGCTTGCCCGCCTTGCCGAGTATTACGGCGTGACAACCGACTACCTTTGCGGACTGTCCGACAACCCGCAAGGAACGTCTGACCGCCCGATTCTCGACGCAACCTGCGAGGCGATTATCGCTAAGCTGATGGGCGCGCCGGATGACGTTGTGCGCGAGGCGATGGACTACGTTGAGTATCTCACCGCGAAAACAGAACGTCGGATGCGGCAGGAGCGCAAGGAACGCGATAGCTTAAAGCGCATGGCGGACAAGGGCGACCAGAAGGAAGAACTGTAACCAGCAGGGGAAGCAAGGCGGAGAAGTAAGTGTGATTATACACCCACGTCCCCGCCTTGTCAAGCCCCTGCTTTTAGTTGCGCAAATGGTTGTCCGTTGCATTTTGTTGATGCCAACAAGATGGTTTCTGCACCATTTCCGCGAAGTCACGAAAATGGTCTGCCCCGAAATTATCATCTGCGTAAAACCACGAAGCTGACCATGCTGTGGATATCCGCAAAATGGTGCTCAAAAAAAAAGACCGCCACCGCCACAGCGCGTCAGCGTTTTTTCTTTTCTTGTTTTCTTTTTACATTTACATTTTTATTTGATTTATATTTGCAAAGCAAAGGCAAAGCAAAAAAAAGCAAACGAAAGCAAAGCAAAAGCAAACAAAAGCAAACGAAAGCAAAATTAAGCAGTGCTTTTATTTGTTTTGCTTTGGTATCTGTTCTCTATACTCGTTGAAATTACTGCGTTTTAGGCGTTTTGCCTGAAACGAAGCGCCTCGTTTTCTGACCTTCCCTGACTTTTTAAGCAGAAAAATCGGGAAAAGCTGAGCGCTTCTCACACGCTAAATGTTACGATTTTGTTACGCTTAAAATGTTACAGGATTGTTACACCAAACCCGGATAAGCAAATTATAGCTCAGCTTTTCTTTGCTTAGCTTTGTTTTCTTTTGCTTTTGTTTGCTTTCTTTTGCTTTCTTTTGCTTTTGCTTTGCTTTCTTTTGCTTTCGGATTCGATGCTCTCCGCAGTTCATATTGTTTATATATTCATAACGTTTCATTTGCAGAAATTTTCTTTTCAAGCCACGAAAAAAATTCCGCTTGCAGGTCATCCGGCAGTTTCTTCACCTTCTCGACGAGCGTTTTAACAACAAACTTTTTATCAAAAACAGGCATATTTTCCTCTCCAGTCGCGTATTTTTTTACCGTCCACCGCAATACCATATGCTGACGCGCTGCGGAATATGACTAAAAATTTTCCGTGCGTTTGCAAAATATTTTCAATTTGTTCACAAATTACGATGGCACTTTGCTGCGATTTGCGGCACAATGAGAGAAAAGGAGTGATACACTTGCCACGCCAGACACTAAAAAAGCGCCCAGATGGGCGTTACGTTTGCAAATATAAAGGATTTTCGTTCTACGGGCGAACGCAGTCCGAAGCCCTTGCAGCCCGCGAAGAGTACAAGAAACAGGAAAAATACGGCAGGAAACCACGGGAAAAGTATACGTTCGCGGAGTACGCGGCGGAGTGGCTGCCGACGTACAAGAGCGAGGTGACAATAAATGTATATGATGCATATGTCTCACGCCTTAACCAGATAGCATCAATCCTGCCGCAGACAGAGATGCGACTAATCACGCCGTCGGATGTACAGCGACTTTATAACGCTTTTGCCGACCGCGGAGAAGGGACGCGAAGAAAGATAGCCGAAGCAACAAGAGCGGTTTTCCGCGCTGCCAAAAATGATGGAATAGTTGCAATTTCTCCCTGCGAGAACGTTAGGCGAAAGAAAGGAGAAGTAGGGACGCACCGCAATCTTGATGATTGGGAAATAAAACTAATCAGAGATACTTGTGACAGCGAAAGAATGGGAATTTACGCGATGGTGATGGTGTATGCAGGGCTTAGGCGTGGAGAAGCGCTTGCGCTCGATATTGATGATGATGTTGATTTTGAGAAAGGTGTGATTCACGTCCGAAAGGCGATTCGACGCGAACGTTCCGACTATATTATCACTGTACCCAAAACCAAAGCTGGTATTCGTAACGTGCCGCTGTTTCCGCCGTTACGGGATGTCTTGCAAGGGCGACACGGAAGCGTGATAATATCGAAAGATAACAAAATTATTTCTTTCAGTGCTGTGACCGATGCGTGGAAGCGTTACCAAAATCATCTATCAAAAATTGCGGGGAGAAATGTGGTAATCAGGCAGCACGATTGCAGACATACTTTTGCGACGATGCTTTATAATGCGGATGTTGACATTAAAACTGCCGCGCGCTGGATGGGGCATGAGGATGAGACGATGATAATGCGGATATATGCACATCTCACGGAAAAAAAGGAAGAAAACGCCATCCGAAAGGTCGAAAGTATGTTGACTTCTACGTCCAAGTAGTCAAACTGGTAGTCAGAAGCGTTGCAAGGGGCTGAGAACCATAGAGAATCCAACAGTTCTACGGATTTTGTTTGCTTTCCATGGAAGAGGATGTGCTTTTGAAGCGGCGTTTCTTTCCGCTTCACCCATCCAACGACAGGGGGCGGATGTTCGTTGCTGGCGCATTTTGGGAGACTTGGCGGATGCGCTGGAAGAAGCGTCGGATTCTTCCTGATTCTTGTGGCGCAAATCGAGAATTTTCCGCGGAATAGGTGGAATATTTTTCTGCAAACCGTCTTTTTCCGCGATTTTCTGCGCAAAGTTTACATTTTCCACGCATTTCGAGGGTGTACAAGGGCGGATTTTTGCGGTACAATAGCATTGGTAAATCATATCGTTTCCGAAAAAAGGAGCGCTTGACGATGATGAAACGGATGTTCTGTCTGCTGCTGACGGTCTTGATGGGGGTAAGCTGCATCTTCGCATCGGCGGAAGATGCGCAGGACAACAGCGCGGATGCCCTGACGCTGGCGGAACTGCAAGCCTTCGCCGCGCGGATGCAGACGCTGGCAATGGCCTCTACGCCCCTGAACGATCCGGCGGATGCCAAGACCGAGGACGGCTATGCCTTCGAGTATTCCTTCGGCACGATTTATGCCGATTCGCCCGCGATGAGCATTGACACGCAGCTGCTTTCCATCGTCCTGACGAGCGCCGAAGAGCAGGGCCCGCGCGATATTCAGGTAGGCGACGAACTGTCCATCGTGCTGGAAGCGAATTACAGCGAGAATCCGTCTCTGCGCGGCAGCCGCGAATCCGCCGTGCTGTATGTGCTGGACTTGCTGCCGGAAAGCATGAGATGGGGCGAAGTGAAGCGCGACGGTCAGCGCGTGCAGACGGTGGAATACGCCGTGCATGAGCGCGTGGAAACCGATGGCGAGGGCTACACGGACACGGGCGTCATCTTTACGATGGAGGACAATATCGTCAGCGCGATTCGCGTTTACGGTCTGTCCGCGCGCACGACCGAGGCGGAAATCAGCACTGTGCGCGACAATCTCCGCTTTGATGCGCTCTTTGACGACTATGTGCAGGTTCCGTCGAGCTACAACGGCGCGGATTTGCCCATGTTTGACGGAACGGACTTGCAGTTCTCCGGCATTGACTTCATGAGCCTGACGCCGGAATCCGCCGCGGACGTGCTGGGAGACGTGATTGACGACGTGTGGGTGGAGAACGGCACAGATGGCTATGTGCGCACGATGACGTTCGCGGCGTGCGACATCACGTTCCTCTACGACGCGCAGAAGCAGAACCCGCAGGTGGAAATGCTGCTGATTGCCGCCGATGGCATGGAAGGCCCGCGCGCGAGCCGCATCGGCGACACTTTCGCGCAGGTATACAACCGTTTCCGCAATGACAACACCGCGATTGATGAGAACGACACTGAGCACCTTTACGGCGACGAAGAAAGCGGTCAGTACGGCGTGGTGGAGTACACCGTAGACGGCACGGTCATGCGCTTCGGCCTTGTTCTTGATGACGGCGTGCGTGTTGTCCTGCGCCTTGAATTCACCGCCTCCGTCCTCTCTGAAATCATGGTGTATATTGAGTGA